AGGCGGCGAGTTTCGGTCAGGGCGACCACGACGCGGCGGTAGTGGAGGATGTCATCCTCGGTCAGAACGCGGCCGGGGCCGGGGTTCTTGCCGCCCTTCCCGGCGCGGTCCTTCAGCCACTTTTCGCAGACCTGATAGCCGCCGACGTGGAACTCCCATGTCGCTTTGGGGACGTCTTCGAACCACCGGCTGGCGTTGATCATCACTTTGCCGTTCTGGTACTCGGGATAGCCTTTGGCCACCCGCGCCTCACCGCTGCCGCGGAACTGGATGTCGGGGGACTTCAGGACGGTTGCGTCCTCGGGGCGTAGGAGGTGCAAGGAAATCAGTTGGTTGCCCAATCGAGCAATCTCTTTGAATACCAATGGGTTCTTTGGTATTGGGACCTTTGGAAATTCGATTTCCAAGTACGTAGAGTATCGCTCCCGGTATTGGGGAGAGTAAAGAACTGCATAAATGAACCCAAGTACATCTTCAACTTCTTCACTCTTTAGAATCGTCGGCATTTTTCGAGGATCAAAGTTAGTGGTCTTGCGCGCCGATCCACCGGAAAGGTTCAGGGGATTCAAGAGCAATGGAAAAGAGTATGATCCCCTCGTGGATTCAGCAGTCTTCATTTCAGAAAGCCCGCTTGCCACAAACGCCGAGGTAAATGGCCCACTTACTGATTGCCTCGAGGTCAGCAGAGAAACACCACCAAGCACAAGATTCTTCATCACTGGCCACCGTGCGTCTCCTCTCTCAATGGCACGCGGATGATACCAAATGAAGCGAGTATCGAATGGGCGATACAGAATTGGAGTTATGCACTTCTCCACGCCCTCCCTCCGTACTAGCGCTTGGAAGTCCGCAAGAGTCCACTGTGGATTGTCACTCACATTCAGCTCTGCGCGCACTTCTTCAACATCGTCGGCATCATGCAGAAGCTGCATACGGCGGAGAAGAGCGTCCCGGTCAATATCGATCAGAAAACTGTCTCGCCGCGACTTTACACCCATACCTTGGACTGAAAATAGCTCATCTATTCGCGGCCATGCTTTCATTTCTTCGTCGAAGTCAAGAACTCTTGGCACGAAAAAGAAATACGGGGGAAAGGGTGCTAGCGCTGAAAATGGTAGCTTCTTATCGGCAACTAACGCATCAAACTTCTCTTCTCGCGAACCCCAAAGTTCTGCATACTCCGTATCTCCATAGCTGCCTGATTTCTCATATCTGATCAGAAATGAGATCGCGACACCCTGCATAATTTCAAAGACATTTTCATTGAGCATTCCAAGTGGAATATTCTCTCCAACATTGCTATCACCGTGCAGATCAACAATTTGAATGCGGTCAAACTTCTGTAGAAGATCCTCACGCATCCCACGATGGATCAAGCCACCAATATATCCACGGTTCGTGATTATACCAATTATCGATGCATACTTTGGGGATACCTTTTCGCAAAGCGCCATGAACTTTACGTAGTCGTCCGAAAGCGGTTGCACGTTAGTTTCATTGACTACGGCGCTCTTGTATTGGGAGACAAGCGCTTCAGCTGAGAGCGATCTGTTCCCCGACGACTTTGAGTATGGAGGATTTCCGACAACGACGGTCGCAACTAGGAGAGATTTGGCAGCGTTAGCCGCCCGGATCTCGTGGGCAAGCGCCTCTGTGATGAACTCAAACGAACTGGCGGCATCAATCGCTGGTTCCAGCGCATTGGTAAGGAAGATGCGCGCTCTCTCCTCTGAGCCAAAGGAATAGCCGGTTTCTGACAGCTTGAGCCCCACCTTCATATGCGCGATAGCATAGGGCGCCATCATCAGTTCGAAGGCCGTCAACCGCGGCAATAGATGCGCGGGCACATAGGCGTTCCAGGCAGCCTTGATCTCGGCCGCCGATTTACCCTGCCCTTTCCAGTGATCAAGCATCCGCTTGTGGATCAGGTCGATCACCTCGACCAGAAAGGTGCCGGTGCCGGTGGCGGGATCGAGAATCTGGACGAAGGGCGCGTCGGGCTTCACATGGGCGGGGATGGTGATGTGGTCATTCCGCGCCGCAACCTCTGCCCATGTGCTGGTATCGGCCAGCCCAAGGTGCAGCCCGAACTCCGTCCGCAGGATTTCGTCGACGCCGCGGACGATGAAGTTCACCACCGGGCGCGGGGTATAGAAAACGCCGCGCTGCATCCGCTTCTTCGGGTCGTATTCCTTCAGGAACAGTTCGTAGAAATGGATGACCGGGTCTTCCTTGGGGTTGCGGTCGCCGAAGTCGCGCAGGACCGCCTCCATGTTGGCCTCGTTCAGCACGTCGACCACGTCACGCACGCCGAGTTCGTCGAAGTCGAGGCCCTTCCGTTTGTCGCGCCCGCCGATCTTGAGGAAGTTGCCGAACAGCTCCTTCAGGAAGGGGTTGGTCTTGGGCACCATGTCGGCCAGGTTGTCGGCGATGATACCCGCAGGCCGCGAAATCCGTGCGGCCAGCATGCCGTAGGCGATGGTCTGGGCGAACATGTCGGCAAAGCCATCCGCGTCCAGATCGTGGATCAGGTTTTTGCGGAAGGCCGCGAGCATGGTGGTCATGGGGCCGGTCTGGTCTTCAGCCTTCAGCAACTGATTGACCCGCGCCCGGATGTCCGAGGCCAGTTCGGCCAGGCGAACGGCAAGGTCCTTGGAGGTGCGGATCGTCTCATTCAGCCGCAGCTCGAAGGCAGAGGCCCAAGTCGCGCGCCAAGCCTCGGCATCCTCGGGGTCATCGGGCCAAGCCAGCTTGTCGCGCAGGGTGGCCGCGACATAGTCGTGCTTCAGCACGGTGTCTCGGGCGTTCCAGCCCAGCACCTTCATCACCGGCAGATCGCCCGTCGCCTTGCCGTCCGAGAAGTGGATGAAGGCCAGTTCCCGCGCGCCCGACTTGCCGAAGCTGGCAGCAAAGATCAGGTCGTTCAGATGCCACGCCTGTCGGTCGGCCGTCTTGGCTTGCCCCCGGCGGTTCAGGATCAGCGCCTTCAGGATGCGCCGCAGGACGGTGACGGGCAGCGCCTTGTCCTCGAGCGAGATGAAGAACACGCCCCAAGGCTGGCTTGTCACCAGCGGACGAAGCTGATGGATTTCGCGGATTTTGGCGACTTCGTCCTTTTTCAGGCCAAGCTCGCTGGCCTCGTATTCGAAGACGACATCTTCGAAGTCGTAGTCACCATGGATGGGCCATTCCAGCTTGTCGCGCAGCAGGGATACAAGCTGAGGGAAGTTCGAGACGCGGTCGAGGTCGGCGGCAGTAAGGTTACCCATCAGATCACTACCCTCAGTTCAGTTCCATCCAAGCCTTCAGGACCGGCTTCACGCCGACCGGAGCCTGAACTTTTCGCAAGTATGTCTTGGCGATGTGCTTTTCCACGGCCTTGCGAACCTCGGACAGCCGATCGCGATCGAGAACGACGACACGCGGTGTGTCTGGCGTGCTGCGAATGATCTCAACGATCCGCGCGGCATCTTCGACGACGGCTTCAGACTCGAAGTCGACCAGATACCATTTGACGTCACCGGCTTCCGTCGACCAGACGTCTTGCTCTTCTCGTTCGGCTCTTTCGCGATCAAACGCGGGTCGAGCGTAACAGAAGAACACCCCGCGGGCGCCCTTCTTGGTGTGACGTTTCCCCGAGTAGATCGCATCGGGCAGCGCAGCAAGGGCCGCCTCGAGATCCGGCTTTTCGTGGATCAAGTCCTGCCATTCCAGGTGCATCTGTTCGTCGGGGCTCGCCGTGCCCTCGTACTGTTCGCTGAAGTTGCGGAGATCCTCGTAGTCGTCATCTTCCTTGAGGAGCTTCTTGCCTTCGATGCCTAGGGTCTTAGAAATGCGCAGCGTCTTATGCGACACCCGGTTGTAGAGGCGAAGGAGATCGTCCAGTTCCTCCGGCGGCAGGAAGTTCCAGTAGCCGACCGTTCCACGGAGGTCCTTCTGATCGGGATGATCAGCGAGAATTCGCGCTTCGATCGCCGGGTTCATGCGCCGGTCTACCCGGCCGATGCGCTGCATCAGCCGCACGGGGTTCCAGTGAAGGTCATAGTTGATCAAGCGCGTCGCATCCTGAAGGTTGAGCCCTTCAGAAAGCACATCGGTCGAAATCAAGACCCGAATTTCCTGCAGCCCGCGCTTCGCGAGATCAGTCGAACTGGACTCGTTGTAGTATGGCGCAAACCGCTGGATGACCTGAGACCGGTCGCCTTTGGTGCCGCTGTCAATCTGGTCCACCCCTTCGATCCCGGCCGCCTGCAACTGCGCTGCTAGGTACCGAGCGGTCTCACCGAACTCGGAGAAGATGATAACCTTCTGATCTTTGAGGACGGGATCGCTCCTCAGCAACTTCAGAAGCTCCGTCAGCTTCTTGTCCTGAGACGGTTTGAACTTTTCAAGCTCGTTCAGAAAATCTGCAAGCTGATCCAAGTCCTGAATACTATCATGGACGATCTTCTCGACGTCGAATTCATCGCGCGACAGCTTCTCCACCGCGGCCCTGAGCTCTTCCGGATACAGGTCTTCTTCGTCCTCGTCTTCATCCAAGAAATCAAGCTGCGGCTTGTAACCTATCAGCTTCGCATTGCGTCGCTTCCACCGCTCTACAGCCTCTCGTTCGTGATCTGACGAAGCGTTCACGTCAAGCCATGCCAGGAGCTTCTGAAGCAGTCGCCAGCAAGAAAGGCGAAACGCCTCTGCGGAACTCTCAAAACGCTTCAGGAAGTTCGTCCTAATGAGGGCGACAACCTGCTTCCGACGCCCCTTTTCCAATGCCGGAATGATGTCAGGATCGCTGCCCTTGTAGTATGCGTATGGGTTGTAAATCCCCAAGGTGAACAGGGGGACACGCTTGTGAAACGCATCTGCAACCATCTCAAGCAACTTTCCGTAAGTCTGCTTGACCGAGTAGTGGGCCACCTTGGGCTTGCGAGGCTCGGGGAAAACAATCTGCGAACCTACCTCTCTCTGGATGCTCGCTTTCACATAGCTTCGGCTTCGCTGCACAACGAGCGCATCAAAGAGTGAGTCCGTTGAGAATAGGTCGCCAACCTCGGCAATATTGATCTCGGATACTTCCTCGTCTCCGGATGTTCTAAGCTGACGCTCTATCGATTTTTCAAGCTGTCGAATGTGACCTGATAGCGAGTGTATCCCAAGTGGTGCCTCAGCGAAATGATCAGGGCGAAGGCGACTAAACAACTCGACCATGTGCTGAAAGTCCAGCAAGCTGTTGTTGATTGGCGTCGCCGTTAACAGGTACATGTCCTTTCCGGCGGCAATGTCAAAAAGACGCCAGTAACGCGACTTCCGCTTGGGCCCTTCGTCGCCTTTCGTCCCTGTGTTTCGGAAATGGTGCGCCTCATCGATGATTATGACGTCGGCCTGGGAGGCAACCTGGTCCAGCTCTTCCTGCATGCTGTCACGCATCAGGTCTGTGTGACTGAAAATCTTTAGGCGGCTGAAACCTTTGAACACATCTGGCAGGCGATTTCGCAGTTCGCGCTCCCAAACGGGTGACTTGGCAGACTTGGGTACGAACAGCGCTACGTTCTTGTTCTCGTACTGCACGAAACGTTCGATCAGCATGAGTCCGATGAAGGTCTTTCCAAGACCCACGCCGTCACATAGGAAGGCTCCCCTGTACTTTGCGGCGCGCTTCAAGAGCCCGCCGTATCCGTCACGCTGGTACTTGGCAAGGACGGGATATATTCGAGACGAGTTCATTTCCCACTCGCTCGCAGTCTCTTCATGGCCGGAAAAGTAAAGCTGGAGCGATCGACCGTAGACTTCAAACGGGGAGAAGTCGCGAGTATGGCGTTCAATGGTCTTCAAGACCTCTGGCGAAACTTCTTCAGCCTCCTCCCAGCGCTCTTCGTACCATTCCTGCAGCACAGAAACCGGCGTTCCGGTAATCTGGACGTTCAGCTCAATATTTTGGGTCAGCCCCGGCACTGTAAAATTCGATGATCCGACCAGCGCGGAGGAACCAATCACCTCTAAACGTGCGTGCGTGATGTAGGCTTTTGCATGAAACTTGTCTTTCCTGTAGACACGGCATTCAATTTTTCCGTTCCGAATGCCGTCTACTATGGCCTCAACGCCCTTCAGAAAGTGGTTCTTCTCCTTCTCACCCTCAATGCTTGCATCAAGTCGAGCAACAATGTCCCGAAGTCCGGTTTCAAAAGCGCGCTTGGTCCGCTTTGAGACCTCGTCACCCATAAGTATCCGTATGTGATCGACTTTTCGCCATTCATCGCCCAAGGCAAGAAGTGCCCCGATTTCAAAATAACCCGTTGCAATATCGATTGATTTTGAAAGCTGACACCAATCGTTGAGATATCGAAGTGCTTTCCAGTCGTCCGCGCTGTTATCCACAATGAACAGTTCACTGCCTGTTCTGTTGCTCTCCCGTTTGGGCATGGCGCTTCCCTTTTTTGCGCCTCAAGGCTGTGCGTCCAGTCGCTTACCGAGGGCTCGTCCGCTCACAACCAAGACGGTATAGGATGCGCTTCCAGAAACCAACCCGTAACCCCTAGTGAAGAGATGGATTTTGGGGGCCCCGGCGAATTGATCGAAGGGCGTCGACAAGGAACCGGAACCCTTCGCAGTGGTCGATTCACTCGAAGACCTCCTGTCATGTCAGATCTTGGGTTGCTTCCCGAAGGCCGCGTTGCTCCACCTAGACCGCAGTCCCTCCGAGCACCGCACCCCTTGCACGAATCGATCAACACAGGTTTCCGGTCGCGCGGGGCGCTCGAAACTCCCTACACAGGGTTTAGTGCACCCCCACTTACATCGAATGGCACATGTTGCCGGCACTGGAGAGCCGAGCCCCCCCTCATCTGGTTCCTCCCCGGCCCTGAACGTATGCGGGGGGGCGCAGCGCGGCATTCCGCTAGCGACAGGCAGTTTCACCGGGGAATCCACTTGGAATCCAGCGCGCGGAGGTCGTGATTTTTAATCATTAAATATCAAACGTTTGTAAAATCACGATCTGGATGTGCTGGATTCTTATGCGGAATCCACCTTGGCCAGCTCCCGGAATCCACCCGGCACGGAATCCTGACAGACATTCTTATCGCTCCTACCCGCACAGCGTGACATTCTCCCGATTGGCGGACTATCCTGTGACCACGAACAAATAGCAGGCCAAGGAGGAAAGCATGGATCTGCGTTTTGACGGCAAGACGGTGATCGTCACCGGTGGCGGCTCAGGCATCGGGGCAGCCACGGCAGAGGAATTGGCCAGCAGTGGCGCAACCGTCGTCGTCGCGGACCTCAACCTCGAGCATGCCGAACAGGTGGTGAAGGGCATCACTGACAAGGGCGGGAAGGCCTATCCCTTCGCCGTCGATGTGGCCAAGGCCGATCAGGTGAAAGCCATGGTCGATTTCGCCGTGGCAAAGACCGGCGCGCTTTACGGCATCGTCAACAACGCCGGAATTGGTGGGCCTGCAGCCCCGACCGGCAGCTATGACCTCGAGGGCTGGCAGAAGGTCATCGACATCAACCTGTCTGGCGTTTTCTACGGCATGCGTTTTGCCATCCCTGAGATTGAGAAGGCAGGCGGCGGCGCGGTGGTGAACGTGGCCTCCATCCTCGGCTCGGTCGGCTTTGCCAATTCCACTGCTTATGTCAGTGCCAAGCACGCGGTCGTCGGCGCGACAAAGAACGCGGCCCTCGAACATGCCGCGGACGGGGTGCGGGTCAATTCCGTCGGTCCCGGCTTCATCCACACACCGCTGGTCGCCAATGCACTGGATGAGGCTACGCTCAAGTTCCTCGAGGGCAAACACGCCCTGAACCGTCTCGGCCGGTCAGAAGAGGTGGCCGCGCTGATCGTCTTCCTGCTTTCTGAACGGGCCAGCTTCATCACGGGCTCCTACCACCTCGTCGATGGCGGCTACACGGCACAATAACAGGGGCCGGAGTCCACGCAGCAGGCCAAAACCGGGAATCGGCAGAAACAATTGAATCCGCTTCATTTTTTGGGTTGACAGACCTGCCCCCATTGACCTACCCCTTGATCATCGAAGAATTGCGCCCAGAGGAACCCCCTCGCGGGCGCTTTTCATTTCCATCCCCCACATCCCGAGCCCTATCCCATGGACCTCGTCTTCGCGCCGCGCCAGGTTGAATCCTGGCCGATTGCCCGGCTGCGCCCCTATGCCCGCAATGCCAAGATGCATGGCGACGATCAGGTGGCCAAGATCGCCGCCAGCATGGCCAAGTTCGGCTGGACTGTGCCCTGCATAGTGGCCGACGACGGCGAGCTGATCGCGGGCCATGGCCGGGTGCTGGCCGCGACCATGCTGGGGCTGACCGAGGTGCCGGTGATCCGGCTCAGCCATCTCGACGAGGCGGAACGCCGGGCCTACCGAATCGCCGACAACAAGCTGACCGAACTGGGCGAATGGGACGAAGCCCTGCTGCGCGACGAGATCGCGGGGCTGCTGGCTGAGGATTTCGACCTGACCCTGCTCGGCATCAGCGACGATGACCTCGACGCGCTACTGCGGGATCCCGAGGCGCTGGGCGGCGATGGTCCGGTCGAGGGCGAGGAGGATGTTCCCGAGCTGCCGGTCTCACCGGTGTCGGTGTCGGGCGATCTCTGGAAGCTGGGCGCGCATCGACTGATCTGCGGCGACAGCACTGCGGCCGATGTGGTCGGGCGGCTGCTGGGCGATGTGCGGCCCCTGCTGATGGTCACCGACCCGCCCTATGGCGTCGAGTATGACCCCTCTTGGCGCAACGCCGCGGGCGCGGCCAAGACCAAACGCACCGGCAAGGTGCTGAACGACGACCGGGCCGACTGGCGCGAAGCATGGGCGCTGTTCCCCGGAGACGTGGCCTACGTCTGGCACGGTGCGCTGCATGCCGCAACCGTGGCCGACAGCCTGACCGCTGCGGGCTTCGCCATCCGGTCGCAGATCATCTGGGCGAAGGACCGGCTGGTCCTCAGCCGCGGCGATTACCACTGGCAGCACGAACCTTGCTGGTATGCGGTGCGTGCCAAGGGCAAGGGCCATTGGGCGGGGGACCGCAAACAGACCACGCTGTGGCAGATCGCCAACCGGGATCAGGACGCCGATACGGTCCACGGCACGCAGAAGCCGGTCGAATGCATGCGGCGGCCGATCCTGAACAATTCCAGCCCCGGCCAAGCGGTCTATGAACCCTTCATGGGATCTGGCACCACGCTAATCGCAGCCGAGACGACGGGGCGGGTGTGCTTCGGGATCGAGTTGAACCCAGCCTATGTCGACGTGGCCATCGAGCGCTGGCAGTCATTCACGGGTCAGGAGGCCGTGCTGGCGGAAACCGGCGAGACCTTCGCCGCCCTCAAGGCCAAACGGCTCGCGGCATGAATGCGCCCCTCCTGCCCGGCCGGATCGAACACTGGCCCCTCGCCCGTCTTCGACCCTACGCCCGCAATGCCAAGACTCACGATGCCGATCAGGTGGCCAAGATCGCCGCCAGCATGGCCGAGTTCGGCTGGACCGTCCCCTGCCTGGTCGCCGCAGACGGCGAGTTGATCGCAGGCCACGGCCGTGTTCTGGCCGCGACCCGGCTCGGGCTGGCAGAGGCGCCGGTCATCGTGCTGGGCCATCTGACCGAGGCGCAGCGCCGCGCCTACCGGATCGCCGACAACAAGCTGACCGAACTGGGCGGATGGGACGAGACGCTTCTGCTCGAGGAACTGCGCGGGCTGATGGCCGAGGATTTTGACCTCGGGCTGATCGGGATCCCCGAGGACGAACTGGACGCCCTGCTGCACGATGCCGACGACCGCGCGCCCATCGACGACGACACCGCCGACACCATCCCCGAAGCTCCGGTCGAACCCATCACGAAGCCCGGCGACATCTGGCGGCTCGGGCATCACCGGCTGATCTGCGGCGATGCCACCGACCCGGCCGTGGTGGCCCGGCTGATGGACGGGGCACAGGCGTCGCTCATGTTCACCTCGCCACCCTATGCCCAGCAGCGCGACTATGGCGCGGCGAAGGAGAAGGTCGGCGATTGGGATGCGCTGATGCAGGGCGTCTTCGCAGCAGCGCCCGTCACCGCCGATGCCCAGCTGCTGGTCAACCTCGGCCTTGTGCATCGCGATGGTGAGTGGATCCCGTATTGGGACGGCTGGGTCGACTGGATGCGCGCGCAGGGCTGGCGGCGCTTCGGCTGGTATGTCTGGGACCAGGGGCCCGGCCTGCCCGGCGACTGGAACGGGCGCCTCGCCCCGTCCCACGAGTTCATCTTCCACTTCAACCGCCAGCCCCGAAAGCCGAACAAGACGGTGGCGAGCAAGCACGCGGGCGAAACACTGGGCGGCGGCGGCCTGCGCGGGGCCGACGGCACGGTTCACCGCAAGACCGGCTACGGGAACGCGATCCAGACCCACCGTATCCCGGACAGCGTGTTCCGCATCATGCGCCACAAGGGCGGGCTGGGCGCCGCCGGGTCGCACCCCGCCGTCTTCCCGGTGGCGCTGGTGGAGGCGGTGCTGGAGGCTTTCACCGATCCCGGCGACCTGGTGTTTGAACCCTTCTGCGGCTCCGGCACCCAGCTGATCGCCGCGGAACGCACCGGGCGGCGGTGCTGCGCGGTGGAACTGGACCCGATCTATTGCGACGTCGCCGTGCGGCGGTGGGAGTTGGCGACGGGGAGGAAAGCCAGCCGCGATTGACCAGTTGGCCCGAACTTGCGAATGTTCGCCCAGAAGGAGAATGGAAAATCGGCCTGCCGCCTTCGGTACTTGAGTAGTCGAATTTCACCGGAGCCGTTGATGCGTAGCCCTTCCCTTTCATCCCCCGGCAAAGCCGACCAACTCATTGATATCTTTGAACGCGAGGTGGAGGTCGAATACCGGGGCGAGCGGTATCGGGTTCGAGACAATGGTTCTGCGCATCGTCTGCACCAGAAACGGCAGAAGACCAGACCGCTTGATGACCAATGGACTTTTGGGCGGCAGGGGTTGTCGACTGGCTACATGTATCTGAGCGGCGTGCCCGTTCATCGGATCATCTGTTGGGCGTTTCATGGCGAGCCGCCCACTGACCGTCATGTAGTTGATCACATCGACACGAACAGGGCGAACAATCGGCCGGAAAACCTGCGGTGGGTCACGCGGCTGGAAAACGTCCTGCTCAACGAAATCTCTGCTCGGCGAATCGAACTGGTCTACGGCTCGATTGAAGCCTTCTTCGCTGACCCCAACCGGGTCCAGACCGATAAGGTGTTTCCCGACATATCCTGGATGCGCACCTTGTCGAAGGACGAGGCGGCAGCCGCAAAAGCACGTTTGCAGGAATGGGCAAAGAGCGGTTCTGTCCCAAGCGGTGGCGCGCTGGGCGAGTGGCTTTATGGGACAAGAGAGCGGGCGAGCTATGAACCACCGCCGGAAGAATATGAGTCGCTGACGCCGTCAGTCGTGCAGGTCAAATGGAAGGTGCCGACAGAATTCCCCCTTTGCCCCGAAGCAGTTACAGAGGACGCCCTGCAGCGCTACGCGGAGAACCTGAAATTCGGCCGTGTTTTCGCACGAAACCATCTCTACCAGAGTTTGGTCGTGCAACATGGCATGACCGAGGACAGCCTCGTTGTCCTTACGCACGATCCTAGCGACAATGCGATCAAGGACTGGGCGGTCGCACATGTCGGTGTCCGCGGCGAATTCTTTTACCACCGCAGCGAACACCAGTATTTTACCCTGCAGGGGGCCCTCAAGACTTTCTGTGAACTGACCGGCGACAGTTACGACGACTGCATGGACGACTACTGCTGATCGATCAGCTACCTTCGGCGAGCCGGTACACCATCCCCCTGCCCTCGACCTTCTCCGCTGCGATGGGCAGACCCAGCTTTTTCTTCAGGGCACCAGAGATCGAGCCCCTGACCGTGTGCGCCAACCATCCGGTCGCCGCGACAATCTCGGCGACCGTCGCTCCCTCGGGGCGCTGGAGCATGGTGACGATCTGCGCCTGCTTGGTGCCAGCGCGGATGGCGACGGGTTTCACGGTTTCGCCGTCGCAGGGCATCTGCACCGGTTCCGGCTGCGGCCTCGCCTTCCGCACATTGGCGACGGCGCTGGCCGCCACCGGCTCGATCCCGATGGCCTCCATCCCGGCCTCGGTGGCGATCAGCGTGGTGCCATGTCCGTCGCCGGTCTCGCGCCACATCGGTTCGCCGCGGCGCAGGTTCGCCTCGACCTCCTCGAGCCAGCCGCGGGCAATCATCTTGCCGACGACCATCCTGGCGGCGGCGCCGACCAGCCCCTCGGGCAGAGGCAGGGCGAGATTGCCGGGCCGGGTCGCGGCACGAGCGAGGATCAGGGACTGGGTGTCGGACGGTGTGGTCATCGGGGCCTCCGTGGTTGTGGGCGCGCGGTATGCGCGCCTTCTACGGAGGCAAGCCCCGTCGTCGGACGGGGCGGCCGTTGCACCGCGTGGGCGCGTCAGGCGGCGTGTTCGCCTTCCTTGAAGGCGCTGTCGGTGATCTGGCGCAGCAGGCCCGCGTAGTGCTTCAGCGTCCCGACGTGCCCCCAGTTGATCTCGTCGGGGTGGGTCTCGAAGTGGTCGTCGCTGAGGGCCTTCAGGCGCTCCAGCATGGTGTCGATCTCGGCCTTGGCGGTGATGAAGGCGTCGAGGGCCTTGGAGTTGTCGGTGGCGCGGCGGGTGGTCATGGCGGGGCGTCCTTCGATGAGTTGCATCGTTTCGGTGCCAACACCATCGCTCTGTCGGGCGGATGATCGTAGGCAAATCGGAGCAATATCAGTGCTTTCTGATCGCTCCGGTCAGATCAGCCGCATCTCGGCCAGCGTGCGGCTGGCGGCACCCAGCTGGGCGGTCGGCAGTTCGATCTTCAGGTGCGACAGGACGTCGGAGGCCTCGGCCGGGATCCCGCTCTCGCGGAGCACCTGCTCAATGACCTCGGCGATGGCGTCCGGGCGGCTCAGATCGAACCCCTCGGGAAGGGTGGAATAGTCGATGCGGATGGTGGTCGTGGTCATGGTGAAGCCCTCGTGGGATCGGCGCGATGCGGCCAGTTGATGGACGACAGAATCGCTCCGGAGGGGCAGACAATCAACGGGAATGATTGTCTTTTCATGTTTAATTTCAATATCTTGATAGGCTTCACGGCACCATGAAGGGCATGAGTGAACGCGAGTATGCGGCCCATTCCGGCCTGTCCCGCGGCGGGGTGCAGAAGGCGCGGAAGAACGGACGACTGGTGGTCCATGACGACGGGTCGATCAATGCAGCGGCCTCGGATGTGCGGCGTGCGGAAATGACGGACCCCGACCAGCAGCGGCGCAGCTTGGGTGGAGATGGGCTTGCCAGCGCCCCGGGCGATACGACATCCTACATCAAGGCGCGCACGGCGCTCACGGTCTACGCGGCGCAGGAGCGCCAACTGGCCGTCCAGAAGAAGAAGGGCACGCTGGTCGACCGAGCGCGGGCGGAAACGCTGGTGTTTCGCCTCGCGCGGCAGGAACGGGACGTCTGGGTGACCTGGCCCGGACGGGTGGCAGCACTTATGGCGGCGCAGATCATGGCGGAGGTGGAACGGCAATCCGGGGCATCGGTGACGATCGAGACCGCGATCATGCAGAGGGTGCTGGAAGCCCATGTCCGCGAACAGCTCGACGCCCTCGCCGACCTCAGGGTCTCACTTGCATGATGAGGACGATGACAACGACCTGACCGCGGGTCTCGACCTCGGCTTCGATGGCGCCGAGTATCTGCTTCGGGTCTGGCGTCAGGGGATGCGCCCCGACCCGAACCTAACCGTGTCGGAATGGGCGGATCAGCATCGCTGGCTGTCGTCGCGCGGCGCGGCCGAGCCGGGGAGGTATCGCACAGCCCGCGCGCCCTATCTGCGCGAGATCATGGATGCGCTCTCGCCCGGCCATCCGGCCCAGCGCATCACCTTCATGAAGGCAGCGCAGGTGGGGGCCACCGAGGCCGGGAACAACTGGATCGGCTTCGTGATCCATCACGCCCCGGGGCCGATGCTGGCGGTGCTGCCGAGCCTGGAATTGGCGAAGCGCACCTCGCGCGGCCGCCTTGATCCACTGATCGCGGATAGCCCGGCGCTGCGCGAACGGGTGAACCCGGCCCGATCCCGCGATGCCGGGAATTCGATGCTGTCGAAGGAGTTTCCCGGTGGCATCCTGGTGCTGACCGGGGCCAACTCCGCCACCGGCCTGCGGTCAATGCCCGCGCGCTATGTCTTCCTCGACGAGGTCGACGCCTATCCCGCCTCGGCCGATGAAGAGGGCGATCCGGTCACGCTGGCCGAGGCCCGCACCACCACCTTCTCGCACCGGCGCAAGGTGTTCATGGTCTCGACGCCCACGATCCGGGGGCTGAGCCGGATCGAGCGGGAATTCGAGGCGTCCGACCAGAGGCGCTACTTCGTGCCCTGTCCGCACTGCGGCACAATGCAGTGGCTGCAGTTCGACCGACTGCGCTGGGCAAAGGGGAAGCCGGAAACCGCCGCCTATCACTGTGAGGGCTGCGAGCGTCCCATCGCCGAGCACCACAAGACCGAGATGCTGGCCCGCGGCGAATGGCGGGCAACAGCGGTTTCGAAGGATCCGAAGGCCATCGGCTTCCACCTCTCGGCGCTCTATTCGCCGCTTGGGTGGAAAAGCTGGTCCGATGTCGCGCGGGAATGGCTCGCGGCCCAAGGGTCGGACGAGACGCTGCGCGCCGCGCGCAACACGCTTCTGGGCGAGACATGGGTCGAGTCGGGCGACGCGCCGGAATGGCAGCGGCTGGCGGATCGGCGCGAAGCCTGGGAGCCAGGCACCGTGCCCATGGCGGGGCTGTTTCTGACGGCCGGTGCCGACGTCCAGAGGGACCGGATCGAGGTCGATATCTGGGCCTGGGGCCGGGGGCTCGAGTCCTGGCTTGTCGATCACATCGTCATCCCGGGCGGCCCTGACGATCCGGCCGCATGGGACAAGCTGACCGCCTTGCTCGGGCGCAGCTGGCAGCATGCCAACGGCGCCTTCATGACCGTGGCAAGACTTGGCGTTGATACTGGTTACGAGGCCGCGGCCGTCTATGCCTGGTCGCGCAAGGCCGGGTTCGAACAGGTGGCACCCCTGAAGGGCCTCGAAGGCTTCAATCGGTCGGCACCTGTCTCGGGCCCGACCTTTGTCGACGCCACCATCGGCGGCAAACGGCTGCGCCGCGGCGCGCGGCTCTGGTCGGTGGCCACGGCGACCTTCAAGGCGGAGACCTACCGCTTCCTGCGGATCGAACGGCCGTCTGACGAGGACCGGGCGCTGGGCGTTCTCGATGCGCCGGGGACCGTGCACATCCCCGGCTGGGCCGACACCGAATGGCTGAAGCAGCTGGTGGCCGAACAGCTGGTCACGATCCGCAACAAGCGCGGCTATGCCCATCAGGAATGGCAGAAGATGCGCGAGCGGAACGAGGCGCTGGACTGCCGGGTATACGCCCGCGCGGCGGCGTGGATCCTCGGCGCCGACCGGTGGGACGAGGCCACCTGGCGGCGGCTTGAGGCGCAGGCGGGCGTTGAAACGCGCTTGCCCGCGGCCGTGGCGGCCGAAACCACACAAGACCCGGCCCAGCCCAAGGCCGGAACCCTGACCACGCCACGCCGGAAACGGCGGGCCTACACCCCGAACTTCATGAGGGACTGATGGACCTGGAACGCATGCAGGCCCTGCTGACCGCACTGCAAGAAGCCCGCTTCGCCGGGCTGCGTAGCGTCAGCTATGACGGCAAGACCGTGACTTATGGCTCGGACGCCGAACTGGCGGCGGCGATCCGGGATCTGGAAGCCCGCATCGCGACCGCCTGTGCCACGCCGCGGCGTCGCCGCTGGGGCACCGTGGCCACGAAGGGTCTGTGACCATGGTCCTCGACGCCTTCCGTGCGCGGCTCGGGTCCATCATCGGCGGGTTTGACGCAGCGCAATCCCACCGCCGCATGCGCGGGTTCCGCGCCACGCGGGCGCATGTGAACACGCTGATCGCAGCCTCGGGTGAGACGATCACCGCCCGGGCGCGCTGGCTGGTCCGCAACAACGGCTATGCCGCGAATGCGGTCGATGCCTTTGCCAACCATGTCGTCGGCGACGGGATCAAGCCCTCGTCGAAGATCGTCGATGTCACGAAGAAGGAGGAGTTGCAGAAGCTGTGGCTCGCCTGGACCGACGAGGCCGATGCCGAGGGGCTGACGGACTTCTTCGGGCTGCAGCGCCGGGCGGCACGCGAGGTGTTTCTGGCGGGTGAGGTGTTCCTGCGCATCCGGACGCGGCGCCCCGAGGACGGGCTGACCGTGCCCATGCAGCTGCAGATGCTGCCATCGGAAATGCTGCCCCAGGACATGACCCGCCTCCTGCCCGGCGCGGGATCGATCCGGCAGGGGATCGAATTCGACGGGATCGGGCGGCGCGTGGCCTATCACTTTCTCCGCCGCCATCCGGGCGACATGACCGATCCGGGCCTGGCGGGCGAGACGGTGCGGGTTCCAGCCTCCGAGGTGATCCACATCCTCGACCCGGTCGAGGCGGGTCAGCTGCGGGGCGTGTCACGCTTCGCGGCTGCCGTGGTGAAGCTCTTCACCCTCGATCTCTACGACGACGCGGAACTCGAGCGGAAGAAGACCGCGGCGATGTTCGCGATGTTCATCACCTCCCCCGCCCCCGAAACGGCCCTCGATCCGGCGGAGGACGATCTGGAGGTCGAACCCGGCCAGGTGGTGCGGCTGGACCCCGGCGAAGATGTCACCACGCCCTCGACGCCGGATTCCGGGTCCACCTATGAACCCTTCCAGTACCGCACCCTGCTGCAGATCGGTGCGGCGCTGGGCGTGCCCTATGGCTATCTGACCGGCGATACCGCCAAGGGGAACTTCTCCAACACCCGGATCGCGCTGGTGGACTTCCGGCGCCGCATCTCGGCCTTCCAGCATTCGGTCATGGTCTATCAGCTCTGCCGCGCAGTCTGGACGCGCTGGATGGACATGGCGGTGCTGGCCGATGCCATCGACCTGCCGGGCTTTGCCAAGGAGCGGCGGCAATACCTCGCCTGCGACTGGCTCCCCACCAAATGGGACTGGATCGACCCGGCCAAGGATGCCGCGGCCGAAATCCTGCAGATCGAGGCGGGCCTGAAATCCCGAACGCAGGCCATCGCCGAACGGGGATACGACGCAGAGCAGGTGGACCGCGAAATCGCTGCGGAACGCGAGCGCGAGGCCGCGCTTGGTCTCGACTTCCGGCGGCCGGGGTCCCCGGCGCAGGCGGCCGGTGGCGGCGCTGGGCCGGGCGATGCAGAGGACGAGCGGCGGGATCAGCAGGACACCAACGATCAGGAAGACGACGGCGAGGACCGGGAACCACGGCCCGCGGAGGACGCATGATGCATCACACCCAGATCGCCCAGCGCGTCTTCAACACCCCGCTGATGGTCGATCCCGCCAAGGCGCTGGCCTTCCTGACCGGCCTTGGCCCGCGGATCACCGGCAGAGAAATCAGCGTCGAGGGGGTCGAAATCGCCGCCGAAGCGCAGGAGGCCGCCAGCATGACCGTCCGGGCGTCGTTGTTCGGTGATGATCTGACCAACCGCCAGGCACGGAATGGTGGCCAGCCATTCGCTGTGGTGGACGGGATCGCCGTCATCGAGATCGCGGGCACGCTGGTGCATCGCGGCGCCTGGATCGGGCAATCCTCGGGTCTGACCTCCTACGAGGGCATTGCCGCCCAGCTGCAGGCGGCGCTGGCCGACCCCGCCATTCGCGGCATCGCCCTCGACATCGACAGCTTCGGTGGCGAGGTCGCGGGCGCGTTCGATCTGGCCGACCGCATCCGGGCGGCAAGGGAACAGAAACCGGTCCATGCCTTCGTCGCCGACCACGCCCTCTCGGCCGCCTATGCGCTGGCCTCCCAAGCCGACCGCATCATCCTGCCCCGGACCGGGGCCGTCGGCAGCATCGGTGTCGTCGCCATGCACAGCGACATGAGCGGGGCGCTGGACCAGAAGGGCATCGCCGTCACGCTGATCCATGCAGGCGTGCGCAAGGTCGATGCGAACCCGTATCAGCCGCTGCCCGAGGCCGTCCGCGCCCGGATCGCGGGCGAGCTGGAAGACCTCCGCCAGCTCTTCGCCGAGACTGTCGCCGAAGGGCGCGGCCGCCGCCTCGACACTCAACGCGCGCTGGGCACCGAGGCCGCCGTCTTCCGCGGCGAGGCGGCCGTCTTCGCCGGTCTTGCCGACGAGGTGGCCGATCCCGTCACCGCCTTCCGCGCTTTCGCCGCCGCACCCCGCGGCACTTCCACCCCCAGAGGAAAGGGCCCAACGATGACCACCGCCCCCGAAGATCATACGCAGCCGCCGACCACGCCTGCCGCCAGCGCGCCGCCGGAACCGGCCCCGCCCGCGGCAGTCGCACCGCCGCAGACGGCGGCGGCCGAGATGTCGCCCGAGGCGATCCGCGCCGAGGCGGCCGAGGTCGCGCAGGTCTGTGCGCAGGCCGCCCGCCTCGGCGTCCAGATCGATGCCGCCGATGCGTTGGCCCGCGGCGTGAAGCCCGAAGCCCTGCGCGCCAAGATCCTCGCCGATCTCGCCGCTCGCAGCGATGCCGCAGGCATCATCGCCACCGCCCCGGCGGCTGGCGCGAAGGAAAGCCCCATCGTCGCAGCCGCGAAAAGTTCGGCCGCCGCCTCTCGCTGATCCCGGCGCATCCCATCCCCCAACATCCTGGAGACTGAACCATGCCCGTCCTGACGGAACCGCCCAGCATGGGCGATGTCCTCAAATATGAGGTCAACCCGAACTACACTCGCGAGGTGGTGACGCTCCTCGCGGGCATGCCCTATCCCGTGGGCTCGGTGCTGGGGAAGATCTCGGCCAGCGGCAAGTACACGCTGTCCCCCGCGACCGGGGCGGACGGATCGCAGGTTGCAACGGCCGTCCTTCTTTATGCCGTCGATGCCACGCTGGCAGATGCTGTGGGTATCGTCCTCGTGCGCGGACCCTCGATCGTGTCGCGCGCGGCCCTCGCCTACGGCGCGACGGTCGATGACGGCACCAAGATCGCCGCGAAACTCACCCAGCTGGCCGCCGTCGGCATCATCGCCCGCGACGGCATCTGATCCCCCTCATCCCCCGGAGCCCCACCATGACCCTCGTCCGCAATCCCTTCGACGCTGGCGGCTATTCGTTGGCCGAGATGACGCAGGCCATCAACATCCTGCCCAACCTCTACACCCGCCTCGCCCAGATCGGCCTCTTCCGCTTCGAAGGGGTCAGCCAGCGCTCGGTCATCATCGAGCAATACGAGGGCGTCCTGAGCCTGCTGCCCTCCGTCCCCCTCGGCGGCCCCGCCACGGTCGGCACGCGCGAAGGCCGGTCCATGCGGTCCTTCGCCCTGCCGTGGATCCCGCATGACGACGTGGTCCTGCCTGCCGACATCCAGGGGCAGCCCGCGCTGGGCGGCGCCTTCGATGCGGCCGATCCCCTTGTCGAGGTGATGAACCGCAAGCTGCTGTTGATGCGCCGCAAGCATGCCCAGACCCGCGAATACATGGAGATGAACGCGCTCCGCGGCATCGTGAAGGATGGCGCGGGCACCACCCTCTACAACTACTTCACCGAATTCGGCCTGGCGCAGATCTCGGTCGACTTCGTCCTCGGCACCGCGGGCACCAACGTGCAGGGCAAGGTCCGTGAGGTGCTGCGCGCCATCGAGGACAACCTGCTGGGCGAGGCGATGACCAGCGTGCACGCCCTTGTCAGCCGCGAATTCTTCGACAAGCTGATCGCGCATCCGAAGACCGAGGAGGCCTACAAGTTCTACGCCTCGACCGGCGCCCAGCCGCTGCGCGAGGATGTGCGGCGCAACTTCCCCTTCGGCGGCATCCTGTTCGAGGAATATTCGGGCACCGTTACCCTCTCGACCAAGGCCACCGAACGGCTGGTCCCGGCGAACGAAGGCATCGCCTTCCCCTTGGGCACGATGGACACCTTCACGACCTACGGCGGCCCGGCGAACCTGCTGGAAACCGCCAACACCATCGGCCTGCCCCTCTACGCCCGCCAGCATCTCGACGAAAAGGGCCGCTGGATCGACGTGATGACCGAGGCCTCGATCCTGCCGGTGAACAAGCGGCCGCGGCTGGCGATCCGGCTGCACACGTCGAACTGACGGACCCACCCATGTCCGTCTTTGCCGCCGCCATGGACCGCATCTTCACCCACGCCTCCATGGCGGCCCCGGCTCTCTGGATCTCGGCCACCACGTCGGAGGAACGCCCGATCCGCATCATCCGCCGCGCGCCGGATCGCGTCACCGACTTCGGCGCAGGGCGGTTTGTCAGCGATACGACGGTGGTAGACGTGCGCGTGGCCGACCTGCCCGCCCCGCGCCCGGGCGACGTAATCGTCATCGGTGCCGAAAGTCATGTCATCCAGGGGGAGCCGCTGCGCGACTGGGAGCGGCTGATCTGGACGCTGGACCTGAGGCCAGCATGAAATTGAAGCTTGATATCAGCCCCGACCTCGCCGCCCTGATGCAGGCGGAAATCGCCGCGGGCGAGAAGGCCGTGACCACAGCCATGCGCGAGGCGGGCACGGGCCTGAAATCCGCCTGGCGCGGCCAGATCACCGGCGCTGGCCTCGGCACCCGGCTGGGCAATTCGATCCGGCTGGCCACCTACCCCAGGGGCAGCGAGAGCCTGAACGCCGCGGCGCTGGTCTGGTCGAACGCCCCAGTGATCGTCGGCGCGCATGACACCGGACCTCTGATCCGGTCGCGCAACGGGTTCTGGCTGGCCATCCCCACCCCGGCCGCAGGCAAATCCACCCGCGGCGGTCGCATCACCCCCGGCGAATGGGAACGCCGCACGGGGCTGCGCTTGCGCTTCATCTACCGGCGCCGCGGGCCGAGCCTGCTGGTGGGCGAGGGGAGGATTAATAGCAAAGGACGCGCTGTAGCGTCCCGTGCAAAAACCGGCCGCGGTCTGACCACCGTGCCGATTTTCCTGCTGGTGCCGCAGGTCAAGCTGCGCAAGCGGTTGGACCTATTGAACGACATCACCGTTTCTGTGGAACGTCTCACAAGAATCATGGCAGAAAGCTGAGTTCGTGGCAGTCTGTCATTCACCCAAAGACAACAGAACCAGCTTAAGGAGCGTTGGATGAAAGAGTTTATGCCACTCATCTTGTTCGCGGTCATCTGCTCCTCAACCGCCTTGATGGCACAAGATATCGTTAGTGACAGGCCGCTTCAGTCCTTGCCCAGAATGTTTGGCGCGAAGATAGCTGAGCTTCAACACGATTCTTTGGACCTCAGCTTCGAAAGTAGTGACGGTCAAGAATTTGGCTCGTTCAGCGCAATGCCATTTGATGGCGATGTTCCATCAAAAATAGATTCTACGAAGTTCGCACCGGTCATCGTTGCCGATGGCGACATGGTTCAGACCAAGGGGATTTTTCCCGGCCGTGAATTCTTCTACATAACTGATACTGGCAAAGACTCGCTACGCAGTGAGCCAGGTAGAATTTGGAGATTTGACCCAAGAACAAACAACCTAGAAAAATTCTTTGAATCATCAGAACTCATAAACCCAAAATGGATTTACTATCATAGTCGCGAAGCGGGTCCGGATCTTCTTATCGTGTCAGACTTGGGTGAGGAACCCATACCGAGGGCACCAGGAACAGGAAAGGGTGCAAAAGTTCTCTCCATTCCGATCGACGATCAAGGTCTAGCAGGAGAACCGACTGTTCTCCATGAAGGGCCACCCTTTCGAAGCCCAGAAGGCGTCACGGTTATAGGCGAGACGGTTATTGTCTCAGATTGGGCCGCAGGATCTTTGACCACGCGCCCGGAAGCCCCTGATGATGAATTCAATCAGGGTGTCGTATTCAAGCTTCCACTAAGCGGTGGAGAACCGACAAAGTTGTTCGAAGACCACAAGTGGATAACGGTGATAGGAGCATGTCAATTTCTTGATGCTGATGGAAAGAGATTTCTGCGCATAATTGATATTGACGGCGGAAGATTACAGGGAATCGATCCTACGTTCCCACGGTCCGGAACCGCGAAATACTTCATTGCTGAAGTTCTGGGTGAAGAGCCGCTTGCACTTGGACCTCTAACAGAATCCGTGATGCTTGAGGACACCCCAGTAGATGTTCGCGAGTTCGTCCCAGAGGGCGCCGAAATTCTATCGGTATCCGCATCAGCACCATCACAGTTGCTCGGTTCTGTTGACGAAAGTTCTCAAGGCGATACGAACGGCAAGATTAGAATCGTTCGCAGCCCAAACTCCCTTGAGAGAGTGGAGCTCACCATAGAGTATAAAGATGAGGCCACAGGAGCCAAGCTCAGTTCAACTGTGTCTATTCCAAAGGGTCAACTGTTGGGCGCAGTGCCACAAGACAATAAGCACGCAGGGGCGCGGGTAGTTCCTCTCTCAAGCTCTGGGCTGAGCCTAAGCGCCAGCGCTGACGGGACTAGCCGCTCGGTGTTCATTTTCCCGTCAAAGGGAGGATTACCGGCGGTGCTCTGGGCCGGCAATCCCTTCAAACAACCTATGGGTGTCCAATTTTCATTTGATGGTCAAAGTATTTTTGTTACCGACCAAGCGGCGGGAGTTAATGGCATGTCGGTCTTGTTCAGAGTTCCCTTGCCTGGAGGATCAGATATAGAGACGATGTTCGCTCAGTCATTTGAGTAGGGATCATGCGCAATGTTGTTCTCTTCGATTTTGCTGTACGTCTCATCAACCGAGGACTCGGCTAGGTACTACAGTGTGCTTCTTAAAACCCCGCCGCGGCTGTTTAAGGATGGTCCGGCGATATTTGAATTGGGTGGACTCGAACTCATCCTTCATCGAGATCCAGAACCCGTTCCTGTTTCTCTATCGAGCATCAAGGTAACTAAATTTCGAGGCGCTGGTGTAATTCTACATCTTTCTGCTAAGGACTTGATGCACGAATACGACCGGCTAATCTCTGAGGGTGTCGAGGTCTCGGCGCCACCTGCGCTTATGGGCTTTGGCAGGAGGCAATTGTATCTGTATGACCCTGACGGGTACAATATCTGCATCGAGCAAGAATTGCCCATATAGAGCTTCAAGGCTCTCTTTGAATTGGTGAAGTCATGCCCACCACCCGCGAAACCGTCCTCGCCGCGCTGCACGCGCGGCTTCAGCCGCTTGCCGCCCTCACCCTGCGTGACGAGGTGCTGCCCGAGCGGATCCCCGCAGCGGGGCTGATCATCCTGCGCGACGGCCAGCCGGGCGATCCGGAGGTCACGCTCTCGCCCCTGCGTTATCACTACCAGCACCAAGCGGAGCTGGAGGTCGTCGTCCAGGCGGGCACCGGCCGGGCAAGCGCCTTCGACGACCTGATCGCCGCCATTGGCGCGGCACTTGAGGCGGACCGGACGCTCGGCGGCCATTGCGACTGGGTCGAACCGGAAGCCCCGGCCTCGGTCGATCTGCCCGTCGAGGGCGCGGCGGCCCTGAAGGCGGCGGTGATCACGCTCAATCTGCACTACACCACGACCGGCCCTCTGGTCTGACACCCCCCACATAGGAGACCCCCATGGCACGCGCACACGGCGCGCGGGCGCAGATGGCGCTTGCGTTCGAGACCGTCTACGGCACCCCGCCCGCCTCTGGCTATCGGACGGTGCCCTTCGTCAGCACCACACTCGGCTCCGAACAGCCGCTGATCGCCTCGGAATTGTTGGGCCAGGGGCGCGACCCGCTGGCTCCGATCAAGGATGCGGTCACCGCCGATGGCGATGTGGTGGTGCCGATCGACGTCGAGGCCTTCGGCTTCTGGCTTAAGGCGGCCTTCGGTCAGCCGACGACCACTGGCACGACGCCCAAGACTCACACCTTCCAGTCGGGCAACTGGACACTGCCCTCGATGGCCATCGAAGTCGCCATGCCCGAGGTACCGCGGTTCGCGATGTATGCGGGCTGCGTGATGGACCAGTTGTCCTGGCAGATGAACCGCTCGGGCCTGCTGACCGCCACCGCCCGCCTGATCGCCCAAGGCGAGGCGATTGCGGCCACCACCGCCGCAGGCACCCCGACCGCGCTCGGCCTGCAGCGCTTCGGCCATTTCAACGGGGTGGTGAAGCGCAACGGCACGGCCTTGGGCAATGTCGTCTCGGCCGAGATCACCTATGCCAACGGCCTCGACCGGATCGAGACCATCCGCAACGACGGCAAGATCGAAGGCGCCGATCCCGGCATGGCGGCGCTGACGGGCCGGATTGAGGTGCGCTTCGCCGATAGCGCCCTCGTCACCCAAGCCATCGACGGCACGCCCTGCGAGCTCGAGTTCGCCTACAGCCTCGGGGCGAACGCCAGCTTCACCTTCACCGCCCACGCCGTCTACCTGCCCGTCCCGCGGATCGAGATCCCCGGGCCGCAGGGCATCCAGGCGACCTTCGACTGGCAGGCGGCCAAGGCCACCAGCCCCGCGCGCATGTGCACCGCCGTCCTCGTCAACACCGTCACAGGATACTGACCATGATCCGTCTGAACCTGTCGAACCGGCCCGAATGGCTGGACCTGCTGCCCGGCCTGCGTATCCTAGTGGCCCCACTGACCACCGCGCTGATGGTCTCCGCCCGCGCCGATCCCTTGATTGACGGCCTGTCGGAAACCTCCAGCCAGGAGGACATGGCGCTGGCTATGGCCAAAGCCGTCGCCCGCCGCGCCGTGCTCGAATGGGAAGGCGTCGGCGACGAGGCTGGCAACCTCGTGCCCGTCAGCCCGGCCGGGATCGACGCCCTTCTCGAAATCTGGCCGGTCTTCGAGGCCTTCCAGGCGCAATATGTCGCCCGGGGCCTGATCCTGGATCAGGAAAAAAACGTCTCCGCGCCCTCGCCGACTGGTCTTTCGGCGGGGGTGACGGCTACTGCGCGGCCTGCGCAGGCCCCTGCCTGGAATGCCCCGCAAGACTGAACCGGCCGCAGACGGTCGAAGGCTGGCAGGTCTGGGATCTGACCCAGCGCCTCGGCGGCCAGCTGCGCATCGCGCCGGGTGCCGTCATCGGATGGGACATGGGCGCTGCGCTTTCACTGGCGCAGGCGCTGGGCGTCAACGCGCTGATCGCCGCCGAACTGCTGCCCGAGATCGAGGCGGTGATGGTGCGCAAGCTCAACGAGCAGATGGAAGGACGCCAGAATGGCTGAGAAGAAGGTCTCCGTCCGCCTCGTGGCGGAGGGCGGGCGGCGCGTGCGCGCCGAGCTGGAAGGCGTCGGCGAAGCCGGGGCCCGCGGCTTTGGCCGCCTTTCGCGCGAGATGGAACTGGCCAACACCCGGCTGGCCGCCTTTGCGCGCCGTGCCGGTCTGGCGCTCGGGGCCGCCGCTGCCGCCGCTACTGCCTCGCTCGGGCTGATCGTCCGCTCCACGGCCGAGAGTGCCGCGCAGATTCGGCAGTTTGCGCAAGTGGCCAACGCCACGCCCGAGGCGCTGCAGCGTTGGTCGGCCGGGGCGCGAACTGTTGGCATCGAACAGGAGAAGCTGGCCGACATCCTGAAGGACGTGAACGACCGGGTCGGGGATTTCCTCCAGACCGGCGGCGGGCCGATGGCCGACTTCTTCGAGAATGTCGCCCCCCGTGTCGGTGTTACCGCCGACCAGTTCGCGCGGCTGTCGGGGCCGGATGCGCTGCAGCTTTACGTCGATACGCTGGAGCGCGCAGGTCTCAGCCAGCAGGAGATGACGTTCTATCTTGAGGCCATGGCCTCGGATGCCACGCGGTTGATACCGCTCCTGCGCAATGGCGGGGCGGAGATGGCCCGGCTTGCTGATCAGGCATCGGACCTTGGCGCGGTTCTAGATGGCGATGCGCTGGAAGCCCTGCGGCGCACGCAACTGGCGCTGGGCACCGTGTCGCTGGTCTTCGATGGCCTCCGCAACCGCATCGCCGTGGCAGTCGCTCCGACCATCGAGGCGCTGGCCAATGCCTTCGTCGCCCTCGCGTCAGACGGCGGCATTCTGCGGTCAGCCATCGATGGGCTAATCGGCAATCTCGGCCGTCTCGCCTCATATGCCGCGACCTTCGCCGTCGTCATGGCAGGGCGCTGGGTGGCGGGAATGGCGGCCGCAGCCCTGTCCGTGCGCGGCCTCGCCACCGCGCTGGTGTTCCTGCGCGGCGCTCTGATCCGCACCGGCATCGGGGCGCTGATCGTCGGCGCGGGCGAGTTGGTCTATCAGTTTTCGCAGCTTGTCGCCCGGGTTGGTGGCGTGGGCGAAGCCTTCCGGCTGCTTGGAGATCTGGCGCGCGAGGTCTGGCCCCGCATCGGCCTGTCGCTGGACGCGGCCCTCGCGCGAATGGCGGCAGGGTGGGAGGGCCTGAAGGCGGCTGGTCTCTCGGCCCTCGAGGGCACCATCGCAGGCGTCGTCAGCTTCGGTGACCGGACGGCCGCGATTTTCCAGGGTGCCTATGACGCGGCGGTCACGATCTGGGGCAGCCTGCCCGGTGCCATCGGCGACTTCGCTTTCCAAGCTGCGAACGGGCTGATCTCCGGCGTCGAGGCGATGCTGAACGGCGTCGTCACGCGCATCAACAGCTTCATCGAGACGCTGAATGCCGCGTTGGCCCTCCTGCCGGAATGGGCCACTGGCGAAGGTGGGGTGCGGATTGGAACGCTCGATCCGGTGGAACTCGGCCGCATCGGCAATCCCTTCGAAGGCGCGGCAACGGCCGCAGGGGCTGCCGCGGCGGACGCCTTTTCGGCGGCCCTCGCACGCACCTACCTCGAGCCACCCGATCTTGGTCTTGGCGCGATGGCCGACGATGCCCGCGCCCGGGCCGACGGCTATCGCGAAGCGGCGGGTATGCTGGCTGACGCCGCCGGTCGGCCGCTCGCCGCCTGGCAAGCGTTGAAGGATGCGGTGAGCGGTGCCGGGGCCGAAGGCGAGGCCGCGCTCGACGGCGCCACATCGGCGGCAGATGCGCTTGCGGACGGGTTCGCGGGCGCTGGAAACGCCGCCGGTGGCGCGGGTGCTGCGGCAAAGAAGGCGGCGCAAGAGGCGGCAACCGGCTGGCAAGCCGTCACCAAATCTCTCGCGGACTACGCCAAAGGCGCGATGGATTGGGGCAAGGGCCTCGGCGAGACCCTGACCTCCGCCTTCACCTCGGCCGAGAATGCCTTCCGCACCTTCGTCACCACCGGCAAGTTCGACTTCAAGTCGCTGATCTCGTCGATTCTCGCCGATCTCGCGACGCTCGCCTTCAAGAACTCGGTCCTGGGTCCGCTGGCCAACTGGCTCTCGGGCGGCCTCGGCTCGATCTTCGCCCCCGTCAAGCACGCAGGCGGCATGGTCGGCGCCCCCGGTCCCGGCCGCATGGTGCCTGCGCTGGCCTTTGCGGGCGCGCCCAAGTTGCACAATGGCGGCTGGGCCGGGCTCCGACCTGACGAGGTCCCAGCGATCCTGCAGCGCGGCGAACGGGTGCTGTCGCGGGCCGAGGTCGCATCCGGGGTGGGACGGGGCGGTGGCGCTGCAAGCGGCGTCACGATCAGCATCGATGCCCGTGGCGCGCAGGCGGGTGTCGCGGAACAGATCGACGCCAAGCTGCGCGCGGCGATCCCGGAGATTGCACGGCTCGCAAAAGCCAGCGTCGCCGATGGGCGGCGGCGCGGCCATGCGCTTTGAGGAGAGGCCCGAGCGATGATCCCTGAACTTCCGCTGACGCTGGTGCAATCGCTGGAACGCCGCCTCATCACGACCACGGCCGTCGCCGCCTCGCCCTTCACCGGAAGCGAAGAGGTCCAGGACTGGGGTGGCGAATGGTGGGACTATGGGATCGAGATGGCGCGGACAACGGGCCGTGATGGCCGCCGCCTCTCGGCCTTACTTGCGGCCCTTGGTGGTGCGCGGGGGCGGTTCCTCTTCCGCGATCCGACGATCCGTCAACCGGGAAGTACGCTCGCACCCCAGGTGGCGGGTGGGTTCCAGACCGGCAACCAGCTCGTCACTGCGGGCTGGCCGCCGTTCTCGACGCCGCTCTTCACCGGGGACTTCTTCTCGCTCGGCTCGGGTGCCCAGACCCGGCTTCACCAGCTGACGGCGGATGTGGTCAGTGACGAGGCGGGCGAGGCCACGCTTGCCTTTGTGCCGCGGCTCAGATCCGCGCCTGCCGATGGCGCGCCGCTCGAGATTGCCGCCCCGGCAGTCGTTCTGCGCCTGACCGCGCCGGTGCCGACCCGGATCGGCCGCGCCGAGAGCTTCCTCTTCACCCTTGCCGCCCGGGAGGCGCTATGAGCCGCGATCTGACCCCCGACTTCGCCGCGGCCCTGGCCGAGCGCGATCTGCGGCCCGTGATCTTCTTCGAAGGCGCCTTCGCTTCCGGCCCCGTCCGCCTCTGGTCGGGCCTCGGCGAGATCGGCTGGGCCGGAGAAAGCTGGTCTGGGGCGGGCGCGCTCCTGGGCCTCGGGTCCATCGAGGAAACCTCCGAGGTGGTGGCGGGCGGCACCTCGGTCTCGCTCTCGGGCATTCCGCCCAGCCTCGTGCAGATGGCCATCGCGGAAGCCCGGCAAGGTCTGCCCGGCCGGGTCTGGCTCGGCCTTCTGACACCCGAGGGTCAGATCATCGCCGATCCGGTCCTGGCCTTCGCCGGGCGCCTCGATGTGCCCGAGATCACCGATGACGCGGAAAGCTGTCGGATCACCATCAGCTACGAGAGCCGCCTGATTGATCTCAACACGCCCCGCAGCTGGCGCTACACCCACGAAAGCCAGCAGGCGCTCCATCCCGGCGATCTCGGGTTTGAATATGTCTCGGCCATCCAGGACCGGGAAGTGACCTGGGGGCGCGGATGACGGATTTGGAAGAAACCGCAGCGGTCGTCACGGCAGTCGTCGTGACCCGGGGCACCCGGAGCCCCGGATGGGAACGCCACCTTGCCGAGGCCATCGAGGCCGCCCGCGAGCGCCCCTTCCGCTGGGGCCGCCATGATTGCGCGACCTTCGCCTTCGACCTGCGCCGCACGCTTGCGGGCGGGCACGACGTCGCCGCACTCTGGCGCGGACGCTACACGACGGCGCGCGGGGCGGTCAGGGTGATGCGTCGCCTTGGCTGGTCCTCGCTCGAGGCCGCGGGCCGCGATCTTCTCGGCGAACCCTTGGCCTCGGTGCATCTCGCCCAGCGGGGCGATCTGGTGCTTGCCGATACCGGCCTCGGCTTCGGCATCTGCCTCGGCGCCCGGGCCGCGGGGATTGCACCCTCCGGCCTTGTCCTGGTGCCGATTACTGCCTGCGCGCTGGCCTGGCGCGTCTGAAACGACCACCTGACGCGCCCCTCTGGCCCTCTCTTCCGACCGGAAACCCACCCTCGATGCCCTTCATCGTCTCTGCCGTCACGGCCATTGCCGGGGCGATCTCCGGCGTGCTGGCCGCGGGCGGCATCGGCGCGGCCCTCGTACGGCTCGGCGGCACGCTCCTTCTCTCCTACGCCTCCCAGGCGCTGATGCCGAAGCCCAAGGTGGCGCTGCAGGCCCGCACGGTGACGGTGCGCGAGCCGGTGGTGCCGCGCGACATGGTTTACGGGCGGGCGCGCAAGGGCGGCGTCATCACCTTCCTGCATGCCTCGGGGCCGAAAGACCAGTACCTGCACCTGGTGATCGTGCTGGCTGCGCATCGGGTCAAATCCATCGGCGCTGTCTGGTTCGATGGCGAAATGGCCGTCAGCGCAGGCGGCATCGTGCAGGGCCGCTGGGCGGGGAAGATCACGGTCGAGAAGCGCCTCGGGGCCGAGGACCAGGCGGCCTTTGCAAGCCTCATGGCCAATGTGCCGACCAAATGGACTGCCGCGCATCGGCTGGCAGGCTGCGCCGCGCTTTATCTGCGGCTCACCTATGATGCGGATGCCTTTCCGGGCGGGATCCCGAACATCAGCGTCGACATCGAGGGCAAGAACGACATCCTCGATCCGCGGACGGGACTGCGCGGCTATTCGGAGAACCCCGCCCTCTGTCTTGCCGATTATCTCGCCCATCCGGCCTTCGGCATCGGGGCCGGGATCGGCGCTGCCGACGGGATCGAGGTCGAGAGCCTGATCGAGGCCGCGAACATCTGCGACGAGATGGTACCCCTGGCATCCGGCGGATCGGAGCGGCGCTACAGCTGCAACGGCGTCGTGTCGCTGGCGGAAAGCCCGAAGACCATCATCGAGGGGCTGTTGTCCGCGATGGCCGGTCGCGTCGCCGTGCAGGGCGGCAACTGGCGCATCCACGCCGGGGCGTATCGTCTGCCCGAGGTCACGCTGAGTGCCGATGACGTGCGCGCGGGCGGCCTGGTGCTCGCCACCCGCGTCAGCCAGTCGGCGAACTTCAACGGCGTGCGCGGCCAGTTCGTCAGCCCGGAGAACGACTGGCAACCGGACGACTTTCCGGCCTATGCCAGCGACGTCTATCTCGCCGAAGATGGCGGCGAGCGGAAATGGCGCGATCTGCCCTTGCCCTTCACCATCTCCGCCGCGATGGCGCAGCGGCTGGCCAAGATCGAACTTGAGCGCGCCCGGCGCCAGATGACCGTTAAGCTCTCGGGCAAGCTTGCCGCCTGGCGGGCCGGAGTGGGCGAGACGGTGATGCTCTCCTATGCCCGCTGGGGCTTCGCGGCAAAGCCTTTCGAGGTTCAGGGGGTGAGCCTCGATCTGACCGCCTCCGGCGACGGCGCACTGCTTCTGCCGGAACTCGTGCTGCGCGAGACCTCTCCCCTCGTCTATGACTGGTCGGCCTCGGAAGAGGCGATCTACGCCGCGGCGCCGCGCACGACCTTGCCGGGGCCTGCCGATGTGCCAGCCCCCGGCACGCCGCATCTGGCGGAAGAGATGTACGAGACCCGGGGCGGGACCGGCGTCAGGACGCTGATCCGGGTCACTTGGGTCGAGGCGCCCTCGGACTTCGTGCGGGACTATCAGATCCGGGCCCGGCGGGTTCTGGACAAGGACGGCAATGCCACCGGCGAAGACTGGATCACGCTCGGCCGCACAGACCAGACCTCTTGGGAAATCCGCGACGTCAAACCCGGTCGCTGGGAGGTGGCCGTGAAGTCGCTGTCGGTGATCGGCGTTTCCTCGCCCTACGTCAGCGCCGAGATCGAGATTCTCGGGCTGACCGCGCCACCTGCCGCGCTGGAAAGTCTGACGATCCAGACCGCGGGCGGGCTCGCCATCCTGAAGTGGCTTCCCTCGGCCGATCTCGATGTGCGGATCGGCGGGCGGATCGTGATCCGGCATTCCGCGGCGCTGACCGCGACCTGGGCCACTTCGACCAGCATGGACGAGGTGGCAGGATCCGACGCCGTGGCTCTCGTGCCCTTGAAGCCCGGCACCTATCTGGTCCGGGCGCGGGACAACTCCGGCAATCTGGGCCCAGTTGCCAGTGTCGTGACCAAGGGCGCGCAGGTCCTGCCCTTCGCGCCGGTGATGAGCCTCACCGCCGATCCGGGCTGGATTGGCGACGGGATCAATGTCGCGGTCGAGGGTGGGGCGCTGAAGCTCGTCGATATTGGCAGCGAAGGCAGCTTCACCTTCCCGGCCGGGATGGACTTCGGTGCGTTGCGCCGCGTGCGGTTGCGCTCGGAGATCGATGTGGCCGCGCTGAACCTCGGCGGGCTCATCGACGACCGGACAGCCCCCATCGACAGCTGGCTCGATGTCGATGACACCGACGGCGCCGAAATCGATGTCATCGTCGAGGCCCGCAGCACCGATGATGATCCGGCTGGCACGCCCCTCTGGTCGGACTGGTCGCGGCTCGACAGTTCCGAAGACGAGGTCCGTGCGGTCGAGCTGCGTGCCAGGCTGATCTCCGAGAGCCCTGATTACAACGTCCTTCTCCTGAGGCTCCGCATCCATGCGGAAGAGGTATCCTGATGGTCGATTACAACCTTGCCAATCAGTCCGGGGCGCAGTTCCGCGCCGAGCTGAACCTGATCCTGGCAGCACTGCAGTCCTGCGCCTTCGGGGCGACGCCGCCCGCATCCCCCACGGCGGGGCAGCTCTGGGTCGATGCCTCGGGGGCCAATCCGGTCCTGAAGATCCGCAATGCGCTGAATACGGGATGGATCGCGGTCGGGACGCTGGCCCCGGGCGGGTTCGAACTGGCTGGCAGCTCCGAAGTCGGTCGGGCGCTGATCGCCGCCGCCACGGTCGCGGCGCAGCGCACCGGCCTGGGGCTTGGCAACGGGGCGACCCTGAACCTTGCCAGCCTCGCCCAGGCGCAGGCGGGCACCGACAATGCCACGCTGATGACGCCCTTGCGGGTGGCGGAGGCCATCGGCGCGCTGGTAGCGGAAGTCTCGAACCTCTCGGCCGATGCCATGGCGCCGACGATCGCTGCGGACACCGTCATGCTGAAGCACTGTTCCGGCGGAGGGAGTGAGCCGATCTCACTCAGCAAGTCTGGCAGCGGGACCGTCTACTCACTACTCGCGGGCGAGACCGGTTTGACCGCAACTCGGAGTTGCGCGCTCCGGGTCCGCTTCGAGCAGGCCCGCGGTGGGGACGGGAACAACCAGTTCGCAGCCGTCATGCGCGACGGTATTGTCTTGCAGGAATGGAGCACCAACCTCACCAGCTGGACCGAACGCAGTCTCGACGTCAGCCTGAACGCCGGTCAAACCATCTGCCTGCGCATCGGCGCGACCGGGCATACGAGTGGGAATGATACTGTGCGTACCAGTCAATCACTTATCCGCAACGTCCGCTACCTCGCGGATCAACGCGCTTTGATCGGAATCTGAGCCATGCAAGCCCAATGGCGCAATGCAGAACACACAATCCTCGCCCTGACCGACACCTCCGGTCATGTGGTGATCGTCGAACCGGGCCATCCGCTCTGGCGCGACGTCTCAGTCTGGGCGAGCATCTTGCCCTTTGTACCGGATCCAGCCTCGCTGCCCCTTCCTGAACCGGGACCGGAGGAAATCCGGGCAATGATCCCACCTCTTACCCGTCGCCAAGTCTTCATCGCCCTGCACCGTCTGGGATTGATCACGGCAACCGAAGCAGTGGCCGCCGCCGCGACCGGAGCCGTACCTTCTGCCCTTGAATCCGTCTTTGCCTCCTTGCCGGAGCCCTCCCAGACGGACGCTCGCGTCACCTTCGCAGCCTTCCAGATGGCCTACCGGCTCGATCCGTTGACCGCGATGATCGCTGCGGCGGCGGGAAAGACGGAGGAAGAGATCGACACGATCTGGACCGACTTCGCCACGGTCTGACCCTGCCCACCGCTTACCCTCAAGGAATCCAGACATGACCGGCAGACCCGGCCTTCTCGAAGGCGCGGCACAAGCCTTGCGCGACCATGGCCTGACCGCAGCCCTTACTGCGCTGATCGGCGGCTCCCTGGCGCTCGCCGCCGCCGTCACCCGAAAAGCCTTCACCAACGAGGCGCTGCTTGACCGACTCGACCGCGAACTTGCTCATGAGCGCGACCGCGTTGACCGTCAGCGCGCCGAGGATCGCAAAGCGGATGCTGATCGGCTCGACCGCATAGAGACCGACATCCGCGCCATGCGCGACATGCTCTTCGATGCCTTCCAGCGCACGCGACCGGACTGAACGACCCATAACAATACTGAACAACGTCCACCCCCGTCCTTGAGGCGGGCTTTTGCTTTTGGAGCATACACCATGCCGACTCTGACTTGGACCACCTGTCGCGATGTGCCCGACAGCGCTTGGGCAGCTTGGCCCAGCTTCTCCCCGGCCGAGATCGCCTGCCGCGGCACCGGCGCAATCAAGATCAACACGGAAGCCATGGACAAGCTGCAGGCCCTGCGCAACCGGCTGGGCAAGCCGCTGATCATCCGCTCGGCGTATCGCAGCCCGGAACACAATCGCGCTGTGGGCGGGGCCCCTGCGTCGAAGCACATGCAGGCGACCGCCTTCGATATCGCCATGGCGAACCACGATCCCGCGGCCTTCGAGGCGGCCGCGCGGGCGGTCGGTTTCCTGGGGTTCGGATACTATCCGCGCTCGGGCTTCATGCACATCGATCTCGGGCCCGCCCGGCAGTGGGGCGAGCGGTTCCCGGTGCGGCCTGTGGCCTTCGCGCCGGAACTGCCGCCTGCGCGCGAGGTCCTGTCGGAAAGTCGCACCCTGCGTGGTGGCGGGGCGGCCGGTGCCGCGACCGTCGGTGCGGCCGGGGTGGAGGTCGCCCAAAGCGTCCTCGGCGAGACCCAATCCGCAATCCTGCCGCTGGTGCCGTATCTCGATGCGCTCCGCTGGGTGTTCATCGCCGTGGCGCTCCTCGGGATCGCCGTCACCATCCATGCCCGGATCGACGACTGGAAGCGGGGCCAGCGGTGATCCTTTGGCTCCTGACCCATGGCCCGGCGCGAAAAGCGCTGGGCGTGATCCTCGCCGCAGCAGTGATCCTGCTGTTCCTCATGAACCTGCGCCGCGCAGGCGAACGCGCTGGGCGCGCCGCCGAACGGCTTGATGCCCGAGAGAGAAACGATGCCATCCACCGCCAGATGCTCGACGCCGCCACCCGCCGTCCTCATGATCGCGATGCTTTGGCTGAGCGCCTGCGCGACGGACGGTTCTGAGACACGCGCGCCTTGCCCGCCTGTGGTCGAATACACGGCCGCCGAGCAGGCGCGGGCGGACGACGAGGTAGAGGCTTTGCCGGAAGGCGCGGTCATCGTCCGGATGCTGAGCGACTACGCTGTCTTGCGTGACCAAGCGCGGGCGTGCCAATGATGACATAGTTTGGGCCTCGGCACCGATTTCTGAGCCGAAGCGCGATGTTCCCGATCAGCGGTATTGTCTCATGATTGAATGGCCCTTTGAGTTCCAGCGTGTGCAAGACGCCCTCGACAGGCGGACCATGACGGGCCAAGAAGCTGCGCGCGAAATCTTCGTCGCAAGACGGAAGCATGGCCCGCCTTGGCACTGGAAAAACTGGAAGCGCGCCAGGGTTCAATTCCTTGGTTCGGAATGCGCAACATGCGGCGCCGACCATGAAGCTGTACTTGTTCTGCAGCACACTGTGAGAATTCCCCGTGTTCAGCCCTATTTGGACAAGGCCAAGGCTGAATATGAGTCGCGGGAACCAGCCCACGACTATCGCGCTGAGTTGCGGGAGGAGTGCTACGCGATCCGGGACGACGTAGTTCCGGAAATGCGGGACTGCTGCCCTCTGTGCTTCAGCCTGTCGATTCAGTTTCGCAAGAAGGCGGGAACGTGGATCTGCAACAGTCCGGTCGGGCGGGGCTATTGCGGTCACGTATTCGAGGTTCCGGCGAAGAAGGAAGCCCTCACAGCAGCCCAGAAACGCGGTATCCGCGCGCGGAAGTATATGGCTTGGCGTGAGAAGGCGACAAACTGGGAAGGCGATTGGAAGCGCGGAGCCATTCTCGCATGGCTTGCGGATTTCCGGGAGTATCTGTCGCTGAAGCACACAAAGACGCTGTGCAAGCGTTGCGCTTTCCTGGAGGACATGACTGATCTGAAGCCACGCCTCGAGTGCGGATTTGCGTTCTCAAGGACAGAAACTGCGTGTCCCGACTGCGGCCGTGAGGTCGCCGACGCTCAAGCTGACAGCGAATAGGAAGAGACGGATGACGGCCCGACCCAGAACGACGACACTGGAAATCGATGAGGAACTGCACGAGCTCCTGACGTTGATGGTGAGCGACGCAGGGCCCAATCAATCCGTCTGCGCCTATGTTGAAGACCTGATCCGGCGCGAAATGGCAAGCCAGGAGGCCGCGGCCTTTACGCAGCTGCGGGTGGAACTTGTCGCTGGGTTCAGCGCCCCAGAATCCACCTACCATCCGTCGTCGGCCGCGGAGGTGATCGCGCGCAACCGCATTTGACGGATCAGCCGTTTCTCGTGATCCGGGTGCCATCCGTTCCAAGGTTCATCGAACGGCAAGATCCGACTATGGAACAGTCGTGCGGAGAATAGCGGGTCTAATCTCCGCAAAATCTGCGGTGATTGAACATGATGACGCCGTGGGGTGCGGACCTGCGCAGGTTGCGTGAAGCCGAGCGGCATGTTACAAAACCTAGGACAGGATGCACTTGTGTCCGAGGTTTTGTAACAATGCTTGCGACGGATCAGGGCCAGCGCGCCCGCATGATCGACTACATGGAAGTCCATGCAACAGCTCGTTCAAGGGATCTGGCGTCCATCGGCGTGAGCGGAACCACCATCGCGAGGGCGGTGGCAGATGGCGTGGTGGTGCGGATCGGGCGGGGACTGTACCAGCTGGGCGACAGCGAGCCAGAACTTCATGCTGGGCTGGTCGAGATTGCCAAGCTCGCACCAAAGGCCGTCATCTGCCTGACGTCGGCACTGTCGTTTCATCAGCTGACCGACCAACTTCCACGCCGGGTGTGGATCGCCATCGGTGCGAAGGATTGGGCACCGAAGATCGAATACCCTCGCATCCGCATCGTGCGTTTCCGTGAGCCCTACCTGACCAATGGCACCGAGGTCCATCGGATCGGGGAGACGGAGGTTCGAGTCTATTCCATCGCCAAGACGATTGCCGACGCATTCCGTAACCCGAAGCTGGTGGACCGATCCGTAACCATCGAGGCGATGAAGGCGGCGCTGGGCGCGAGGAAGGCTACGGCGGGTCAGCTCGCGACAGCGGCGCACGAGAACGGCGCCTGGAACCAGATGCGCCCCTATCTGGAGGCCCTGACGTCAAATGGCTAAGCACGCCAAGGACATCGCGGCCTCCGTACGTCAGCGCCTTCTGAACTTGGCCCGTGCGGAAGGACAGCTGTTCGATGTGGTGCTGGTGGCCTTTGGCCTCGAACGACTGGTGTACCGGCTGTCGGTCTCTGAATATCGCGACCGCTTCGTCTTGAAGGGTGGCATGCTCGTCACCTTGTGGACGGCTGACACTGGCCGCTTTACCCGGGACATCGACTTCCTGGCGTTCGGTTCTGACGAGGAGGCGGAACTGAAGACTGCCTTCTCCCGGATACTCGCCATAGATGGCGATGATGGGCTGGTCTATGACATTGAAAGCCTAACGGCCGTCGCCATTCGAGAAGACCAGATCTATGGCGGGATGCGGCTCCGGACCGAAGCCCGCTTGGGCAACACGCGCATTCCGATCACCGTAGACCTCGGCTTCGGCGATGCCTTGGCCGATCCGCAATTCGAGATCGAGTACGGCTCCCTGCTCGACTTCCCCGCCGCATCGATCCGCGCCTATTCACCGGCAACGGTCATCGCCGAGAAGTTCCAGGCCGTGGTGGCGCTGGGCGTGGCAAACAGCCGGATGAAGGATCTCTATGATCTGTGGACCTTGCCGAAGTCCGTCAACATCGACATGAGCGACCTCACGGTCGCGATCCGAGGAACCTTCGCTCGACGCGATACGATTGTTCCAGCCGCCTGCCCTGTCGGTCTGTCGGAGGAGTTCTCGACCGACCCGGCAAAGATGACGCAATGGCGGGCCTACTCGGAGGGAACGGCTCTCGAAGGACGCCCGCTCGCAGAGGTCACTGCGGAGATCTGGGCTTGGCTTGAACCGGCATGCAGGGCGGCGGCATGATTGCAGCGTCCGGCGACGATTATCCGCACCGTCGATGGGGGGCTCGCAAAACGTTGACCAGGTGTTGACAAGAATTTGGAATGACGAAAGCCGAGCGTTATGCTCGGCTTTGAAGTCTTTGATAAGACGCGTCTTTTTGGTTGCGGGGGCGCGCAACCAACGATACTTGCGATTGGTCGAGCGTCAGATCCCGAAGCTTGCTGCTTAGTATAACTCACTGTTATACTTTGAGCAATCGCGTTACCGGCCCGTCTCATAGCAGATTTCCAGACGATCAGGCTCGCTGCGAACCGCCTCCCGATATGCGCTGTTGGTCTCTTTCCGAATGTCGATCCGTTTGTTGACGAGCCACTGACCTTACGAACAATGTGTCGATGGATCGAAAGAAAATAGACATATGATCCTGACCTGTCGATGCCACCTATAGGTCAACTCCACGTGGCGCTTAGGCAGCAGATGATCGACAAACACCCCTACGCAACTTGAATCTCGAATAGGGATACGTCCGTATCTGGCGTATTCGCGTCCTATCTCTGTCGTGAAAGACGGAGAACGACATGAGCCACGAACACCACCTCACCTTTGACCTTATCGCCTGCCTGGCCAGCCGCTTTGGCCCTACCAGCCGCGTGGCGAAGGAACTGCCCGGCTGGCTGGAATATCTGACCGAAGTTGAATGCCCGGAACGTCCCCGGGCGCGTCCCGGTGCGACCTGGTGGGAGAAGATTCGCCAGATCAGCCGCAACCTGGTGCCGCAGGCCGGAGGGGGCGAGGGCGAAATCCTGAGCCGCAACTGCGCCCTTCTCGGCGCACATTTCGGTCTGTCGACTGTCGAAGTCGGAATCCTGACCTTCGCCACTCTCTACAAGGTGTTCGACGGCTTTGAGCATGTCGTCGATGGTGCGCTAGAAACAAAGGAGGTGACGATCCCGCTCCTGCTGTCCTGGTTCTGCCAGGCAGAAGAGCCGGAGATCCGGGCAACTCTACGCCCGTCATCGCGGCTCGTCACCTCGGGGTTGGTGCAGCGCAATCGTGGCCGACATTATAATCGGATTCCCTTCGATCTGTCGGACAGGCTTCTGGCTGCACTTCTGGCGGATGTGCGCGGTGTCAGCGATCTGATCGGCCTCATGTTTCCGGCGGCACAACAACCGCAAGCCGAGTGGCAGGACTTTGAAGGGTTGGGGCGTGATGCAGAGATCATGCGCGATCTGACCGCCCGGGCTCTGGCCAACCGCGCACGAGGCGTGAATATTCTTCTCTACGGACCTCCCGGCACCGGCAAGACCGAGTTTGCCAAGGTCCTGGCCAGCGAGGTCGGCGGCGAGCTTCGTGCCGTCGGCGAAGCCGATGACGACGGCGGCGAACCATCGCGCCGCGAACGGCTGTCCGAAATGGCTATGGCCTGCCGGATGCTGGGCGAGCGATCCGACACGATCCTGCTTTTTGACGAGATGGAGGACCTGTTTGGCGGCGCCAGCCCGTTCTTCGACCGTGACCGCCCGTCAAAGGTTCATGCCAACCGGATGCTGGAGATGAATCCGATCCCGGTGATCTGGACCACGAACTCGGTCGAGTACTGCGATCCCGCGTTCCTGCGCCGGATGAGCTATTCTGCATTGATGCGCCCCCCCTCCGGTCGAGTGCGCGCGCGGATCTGGCAGCGGCTGGAAGCGCGCCATACCGTCGGCATCCCGGCGGACGCCTTGCCGCGACTGGTCGAGCGCCACGATCAGGCGCCGGCGCTGGTCTCGGACGCGATGCGGGTGGCGCGGCTCTGCGAGGGCGGTCACAATATGGTGTCACAGGTGCTGGACGCGGCGGCGCGGCTAGCCGGAGGTGGCGTCGATGCGCCCCCACGTCACCACTCCGAGGTGCCGTGGCAGCCGGCTCTCGCCAATACCGACACGGATCTGCGCCTGATCGAGGCGCGGCTGGCAGCACCGGATGCCCCCCGGCGGATCAGTTTCTGCCTCGACGGTCCGGCTGGTACCGGCAAAAGCGCCTGGGCCCGCCATCTGGCGCAAGTGATCGGCATGCCCGTGGTGGAAAAGCGTGCCTCGGATTTGATCTCGAAATGGGTGGGCGAGAGCGAAAAGAACATCGCCCGCGCCTTTGCCGAAGCGCGCGCCAACGGGGCGCTGCTGATCTTTGACGAAGCCGACAGTCTGCTTGCGGATCGCAGGAATGCACAGCGTAACTGGGAGGTCACTCAGGTCAACGAGATGCTGACCTGGATGGAAAACCACCCGCTGCCTTTCGTCTGCACCACGAACCTGATCGAAAATCTCGATCCGGCGACACAGCGCCGCTTTACCTTTCGCATCCGTTTCGATCACCTCTCCGGTAATCAGCTTGCCCTCGCATGGCAGGCCCATTTTCCGGCGGAGCTTCCCAAAAGCCTGTTGCGGCTTGATCGACTCGCGCCCGGAGATTTCGCCAATGTCGCCCGCAGGATGCATGCCTTGGGCCTAACGAGGCCTGATGACATCCTGCATGAGCTGAGTCGCGAGATGGAGGCAAAGGAGGGGGCAGCACGCCCGATCGGCTTTGGCCGTTGACGCGAAATCGCCGCGCCGCGAAGCTGGCATGATATTGTCCGGAGAACCCATGCGCTACGCCCGTCAGGAAGATTTGCAGAAACTGGCCCTGATGATGCAGGGCTCGGCCGAAGGCATCTGCCTTGCGGACATCCAGCGCGAATTCTCGGTTTCGCGCCGCACGGCCGAACGCATGCGCGATGCGCTGCGCAATACCTATCCGCAGATCGAGGAACTCGGCGGTGACGCCGGGCGAAAATACTGGCGGTTTCCGCCCGGTTCCCTTGGCAGGATGGTCGAACCGACACTGGACGAGTTGGCCGCCGGCCACCGTGCCGCGGCGATTGCCAGGCGCGAAGGCGACGAACAGAGCGCTGAAACACTGGAGCGATTGCTTGCCAAGGTGCAGGCCATGTTCCGTGCAGATCGCCGCCGGATGATTGCGGTCGACCTTGAAGCGCAACTGATGGCCGATGGGGTCGCCTTTCGACCCGGCCCGCGTGAAAATATCTCGCCCGAGATACTGGCGACTCTGCGCGAAGCGATTCTGGCGGGCGTCATGATCTCAGCCGATCACCGGGCGCGTAGCACAGGGAAACTGTCGCGCAACACCCGCATTGGCCCCATTGCCATGCTGTTCGGGCAAGGCCGCCAATACCTGCTGGCCTGGGGCGAGTATCAAGACGACCTGCGATTGTTCTCCCTCGCCGGCTTTGAACGGGTTTCGTTGGAACCCGACATCTATACCCGCCCCGAAGGGTTCGACCTTCAGGAATGGCTGTCGGAGAGCTTCGGCATCTGGCGCGAGGAGCCGCAGGATGTCGCGTGGCGGTTTCTACCCGACGTGGCGGATGAAGCGGCGGGCCATGTTTTCCACCCCAAGCAGGTCATGGAGCGGCTTGAGGATGGTTCGCTAATGGTCCGGTTCCGCGCCGGTGGGCAGCAGGAAATGGCGTGGTATCTGGCGAGATGGGGCGACAGTGTCGAGGTGATCTCGCCGCGTTCGCCGGAAGGTCCAAACTCTCTCACAACCTTGCCAGCCTAAAATAACTCAATGGGTCAACGCGCCGCGCTTGATACGTCCGAAAATGACGTATCAACGGAATACAAAGTCATGAACCAAGTTAGAGGAGGCGCCCTTGCCCCGCACCAGTATCACCCATCCGCTGCGCATCGACAGCTTGCCTATTGCCAACGGCCAGATCGGCCTGACGCTTTGCCCCGGAAAACAGGGCGACAGCGTCTTCGGAAAGCCTTGGGCGCGGGATCTGGCGCTCGATCTTGATGCGGTCAAATCCTGGGGCGCCGACATGGTGCTGACGCTGATCGAGGACCATGAGTTCGATACGCTCGCCGTCCGCGGGCTGGCCGAAGGGCTGCGGGCACGCGGGATGGAATGGCTTCACTTTCAGATCCGAGATGTCGATGTGCCGTCCGCTGACAGCGAAGGACATTGGCGCGGGTTGTCGCGGCGGATTCACCAGCAGCTCGAAAATGGCGGCAAGGTCATGATCCATTGCCGGGGCGGGCTGGGTCGCGCGGGGACGATTGCCGCCCTGCTGATGATTGAGCGCGGATGGTCGGCGGACGCAGCTATGGCCGAGGTGCGGAGCGTCCGACCCGGCGCCATCGAGACGCCCGAACAGGACCAATGGCTGCAAAGGCAAGCCTCCGGTTTGACCGACCCCGCGAAGGTCCTCCAAGCCTGCCTCGTCGGCGGTGCCATGGGCGACAGCCTGGGGGCCGATATTGAATTCCAGTCGCTTGCGGAAATCCGCAGACGCCTTCCGGCCAGGCTCACCGCATTGCCTCCCTATCGCGGGCAACGCGGTGCGATCACCGACGATACGCAGATGACCCTGTTCACCGCCGAGGGCCTGATCCGGGCGCATATCCGGGGCCGGTTGCGCGGGATCTGCCACCCGCCCTCGGTCGTCCATCATGCGCTTCTGCGCTGGTATCGGACGCAGGGCGGGCGACCCCGGATCGAGACCGACGAGATCGGGCTGATCGAGGATCGCAGGCTTTGGGCGCAATGCGCGCCGGGCACAACCTGCATGTCGGCACTGGGTTCCAGCCGGCGTTTTGGCGATCCCGCCCGCAACGACAGCAAGGGCTGCGGCACGATCATGCGGGTGGCTCCGGTCGCGCTGATGGCCTCGCGCGATCGGGTGCGGGAACTGGCGATCGAGACCTCGGCCCTGACCCATGGGCACATCACCGGCCAGCTTGCGGCCGCCGCTTGGGCCGAGATGCTGGCCGATGTTGCGACAGGCGAAGGGTTGGAGCAGGCGGCAGGGCGGATCGCGTCCGAATATGCGCGACTGGACGGCGGCGAGGAAACCGCCGCCGCCATTCGCTCCGCCCTATCCGCCCCGCGTGACGGGCAGCCGGAAACCGTTGAACAGCTAGGCGGAGGCTGGACGGCGGAAGAGGCGCTGGCCATCGCACTTTATGCCTGTCTCGCCGGAAAGGATCTGACCGATGGCCTTCGGATTGCCGTGACACATAGCGGCGACAGCGATTCCACGGGCGCGATTGCGGGCAACATGCTGGGCGTCATGCGCCCGGATGCGGTGATGGCCCACCCTTGGACAACGATGGTTCAGGGAGCAGACATCATCAGCCACCTGGCGCGGGATCATGTCCGTCTCATGTCTGATCCAGATGCCGCCGAGGCACTGTTCGAAATCTATCCGGGTGGCTGACACGGTATCGTGGATCGTCAAGAGGAAAATCTTGCCGATCAGCCCCCCGAACATGCGCGATTTTAGCGAAGTAATTCTTTGTCCTTATGGACTTTTTGTGGGTCGCCCAGAACAATCATCCTGATTTGATGTAAGGGTCATTCATATCGAGCCGGGACGATAGGACAGGAGCAAGTTAATGCCTTGGGGAATACTGGCGCCGGATACGGTGATCTCGCAGCGGCGACAGCAAAATCTGGGCCTTGCAGCGGCGGTCCGACATTACAACGACAAGTCCGTGCCGGGGCTGGGCGGGATGTGGTTTCCGATGCCGCTGATCTGGTCCGTGCTGGCGGTTTCGATCGCCGAGGAACTTGGGCGTCCGGCGTTGCCCGTCGGCAACGCGGTCGAGGCGCTGATGATGCGCCAAGCCAAGGAGGGGCCGGCCGATCGCCGGGTGCGCGGCGCCCGCAAGATGCAGGGCCTGACCGACTGGAGCTTTCAGAACCTGACCCGGCGCGGTACCTATGTCGTGCAGCCGATCCGCATGGCCATGGTGCAGCCGCTGGTCGCCCTGGGATTCGTGCGGGGCAGCCGCTATGGTGCATTTCGCATCCACGATGCCGGTCGGCAGATGCTGGCCCTGCCGGTGATGCAGGACGGCCGCGCCTTGCTTGCAAACTGGGCGCGTGGCGGCCGGCCGCACGGCCTGGCGGATCTCAGCGCGCGGCTTTCGCCCGTTGCGCCGGTGCCGGACGAGGTCCGCAAGCTGATCCGCGCGCGCCTGCTGGATGAGGACGATCCCGGCGCCACGCGTCGCCGCAACCTGGTCACTCTTGGCACCGGCCCTAGCACCGCGCAGCTTGACAGCCCCGACCCATTGCCGGGGATCGACCCCGCGCATTGGACCGACCTTCGCGCCGGCGCTGCCTTCATCGACCTTCGCGATGCGGCGCTGAAGGTGCTGGACCGCATCGAGCAGATCCTACTGCAACGACGCGACGCCAGCCTGCCCGCGCGCCTTTTGTCGCAGGAAGCCGAACGTAAGGCCGAAGCCGAGATCGAGAATCTGCGCCGCATCGCCGAGGCGTCCGGGGCGCGGATCGACGCCGCTGGCGAGCCGGTGAGCCGCGCCTTTCTGGGCCAGATTCTGTCGCTGCCCCCTGCCCGACTGCTGCAAGCCCTGGCCGAGCGCGACGGCGCGGTCGTCGTCTGGCGCGCCGATCATCTGGCCCTCGGTCCGGCAGCCGGCGATCCGGCCGCAAGCGATGATGCCGGTGAGGGGCCTCAACCGATCAACGACTCCGCCTTCGCACCGCAACTGTTTCGGCTTTACAACCTGCATTGCCTCGCCACCGAGTTGCAGGGTCAGGTCAATCCCGGATGCCGCGATGCAAGCGAGCAGGAGGCAGCCTGATGCACACGACGCTTTACGCCCTGTTCATGCCGCCCGAGGGTTGCTTTGGCGATTTCGGCCTGTTTTGCGGCTTCACCGCGACGCCGCAGGTACTGGGCCAAATCCGGCGGACCTTTGCCGGAGAACTGGCGCGGCCAGCGCTGGCCGCCTTCATCCATCCGACAGTGAACGCCGTTTCTGATATTCCCGGCCTCGCATGGATGTGGATGCGGAAAGATGGCTACAACCTTCTGCATGCCAAGGTGGCGCTGCTGGGCTTTCGCCAGCAAGGTGGCGGCGGATATGTCATCCGCTTGGCCATCAGCACCGGCAACTGGACACAAGATCCACTGACCGACAGCATCGACTTGTTCTGGTCCATTGACCTCAACACTGCGGCCCCGGACCCGCAGGACGCGGCTGATCTGCATGCCGCCTGGGCGATGTTCGACTGGCTGCGCGAACGCGCGGATTGTAGTCTGATCGAACGGGACTACGACGGCGATCGTCCCGACGCCCGATTGCGCACCGCCATTGCCGCCCTGCCAAAGACAGAGCTGGAGCCACGCTTCATCGACAGCCGAACGCAGCCACTGAACACGCAGGTGGTCGAGCGCATCGGACGGGGACGCAGGGCGGATCGGTTGATCCTTGGCTCGGGCTATTTCGAGTCCGAAGGCGAGGATGGCGGCGTTCCCGAACGTCTGCGCATGGCGCTGCTGCAAAAGAAGTCGCTGACCCGGAAGGCGCGACTCGACCTGTTCCTGAACCCGCAATCCTGTCAGGGTCTGGCGACCCGCACACAGGCGCTGGATGATGCTGGCTGGACATTGCGCCGCGCGAAATCGGTGCTGCATGGTGACGACGCCCGGCTGCATGCGAAATTCGTGCTGCTGGCCCATGGCGACAAGCAGGCTGCCGGGCGGATCTATCTAGGTTCGGGCAACCTCAGTCGCGCGGGCTTCGAGACCGCCGCCAATTCCGGCGGCAATCTTGAGGCCGGCGTGGTTGTCGATCTACCGGAAGGTCTGGATTGGCATGGCCGAAAGGGTATCCGCAGCCTGTTGCCGATCCAGTTTGACGACACCGCGACACCCGCCGCGCTGCAAGCCGGCGAGGATTTCACCCGACCCGAGGAGCCAGACGCGCCGCCGCCGGTGTCCTGGCTGAACTGGCATCAGGGGGTGCTGTCGGCGCCCGGCAATCTGGCGGTTCCGGTGATCGGCCCCGATGGTGCTCATATTATCACCCCCTGCCCCTGGCCCGCGCCAGCCCCTGTCATCGTCACACTCGCAGAAGACGGCTGGCGGCTTCCGGTCATCGCCGAGGGCGTGCTTGTCACCCCGCTGCCACCCGAGATGACGGTCGAGGACGTGCTGGCCGGCCTTGGCAGCTTCCCGGAGCCACCCGACCGTGATCAGCCCGAGGATGGGCCGGAAGGCGGCGGGGCCGTGACCGAGGCTGCAGATGCACCCAGTGCGCCGCCGGCGACCTATGCCATCCGCCGCATGATGGGACTGCTGGTCAACCTTGGCGAAACCCAGAAGGGCATCGACCCACGCGACTGGCAACGCTGGTGCCGCGAATTGCGCCGGAACCTTTGTGCCATCGCCGCGCAGGAACAGGCAATGATCGGTTTTTTCCGCAACGCCGGTGCCAACCCGCTGCCGGTGCTGGCGGACCCACGGCTCTGCCCCGAGGGTGCCGACACCGCCCCGCTGGATGAGGCTCTGGCTGCGGTGGCATCCGCATGGAACCTAGGCGATTGCCCATCCCTTTGGATTGATGAGGCCGCATGACGTTGGATTGGTCAAAAGTCGCCGAAACGCTGGAGAGCTATGCCGACGAGGCGTCGGATTTGCTCGACGAAGGGCAACGCGCGACGCTCGCCGAACTGGCCCGCCGCATCCGTGCTGGGCAGCGCGCCGCGCTGCTGGCCGACGAGGTCGGCATGGGCAAGACCCGCATCGCCGTCGCGCTAATCGAGGCCGTGCGCCGCGCCGGGGGCCGCAGCGCCATCGTCCTGCCCGCAGGGCTGGGCAAGCAGTGGCAGGATGAGTTGCGCCGCTTCAATCCCGACGACCACACCCTGCTGCCGCTACGCAGCTATGAGGGGTTCATAAGCGGTTTCGTCGAGGAGAACGACGCCGAGGGCAGCGAGAGGCGCAAGCGCAGCCACCGCGAACGGCTTCAGGATCGCCGACAGCAGCGTGAATTGCCGACCCAGGGTTGGGCGGCAGAGCCGATCCTGATGATCTCGCACAGCTTTGCCGCGATGCGTTTTCCAAGCCGGGGCGAGGGACCGGCCGGCGGCTGGCGTCGCGAGCTTTTGCCGAATGTGGCGCGCCTTGTCGCCGGGCGGCGCCGGAACTTCATGCGGGACAGTTTCTATCGGGGCGAGGTCGGGCATGTCCATGCCAGCCGCCGTGCCGCCTCCGGTATCGCCGCGACTATCCTGAAACACGACCTGCCGCACGATCTGACCGGGGATCAGAGATGGTTGTCATCGGACGAGTACAGGCAAAAGATCTTGCCCCTGATCGGCTATGGCCTCGGCCAGTTCGATCTTGTCGTGGTGGACGAGGCACACAAGGCGCGCGGCACCGATTCAAGCCTGTCTCGCATTCTCGGCCCGGTCAGTTGGGAGGGACCGGATCCGTTCCGTCTGGGCATGACCGCCACGCCGGTGGAACTCGACTCGCAGCAGTGGATCGATACCCTGGGTCGGATCAACGGACGGGACGATGGCGAGGACATAGAGGCGCTTGGCGAATTGCTCGACTGGATCGGCGGCTATGTTGACAAAGTTCAGCGCCTGCAAATCGAGGAACTTGACGACCTGCTGACCTCGGGCTTCGAGGCCGCAGCCGCGCGCTTTCGCGACGGCTTGCGCCCCTATGTTCTGCGCCGGGACAAGCGGCACGATCCAGAGTTCCGCGCCTTTCATGACTGTCATGGCGACTACCGAAAGATCTGTGATCTGGCCATTTCTCCAGAAACCGAGGGCTTCACCCGCGACTGGTTGCGCCGCTTCTGCGCGGCCGAGGCACTATCGCTGCTGCCGCAGGACGATCCGCGCGTCAAGCGGGCGCGGTTGTCGGTCGCGCAGGGCTATGGCTTCGGCATGACCACGGATGACGAGGCGGAAAAACCGGCGGATCCGGACGAGGCGCAGGGCCCGCATTCGGTCTGGCTTGATGCATTCACCCGTGAGCCGGCCGATCTCTACAGCCATCCCGCCATTCTTGCCGCAGCGCGCTTGATCGAGGATTACGCGGCCAAGGGCGAAAAGGTGCTGGTCTTCGGCCGCTTCATCAAGCCGATGCAGGCGCTAACCCGACTTCTGGACGCCCGCGAGATGCTGCGCAGGGTGCGAGACAACGATCATTGGCCTGCCAGATCCGTGCACCAGGACACAGACACCGTGACGGCCACGAAAGCAGCAGCGCGCGACTTGGATCTGAAGGCGCCCAAAGGCGGCATCCCGGAAATCAACAAGATACTGGCAGAGCGTTACCGCGAATGGTCCAACACCCGCAAAGCTGAACTGACGCGCCTTCACCGCGAGATCGAGGCCTTGGCGCAAGAAGATGGCACCGCAGCATTGCTGGTAGATTACCTGCAACCCGGCGAGGGCGAACTGCACGGCGACATCGCAGCGCTCCTCGAAGCACTGGACACGCACAGGCCCGATCCCACCACGCCCTGGACCGGAGACGAGATGCTGACGCTGTTTCGCGTCCTGCTGTCGGAGCTTTCCGGCGAGGATGAAGATGAAAGCACCGACACATTGCAATCCCGTTTGACCGTCTATCTCGCAGACTATTCCGGGCGAGAAGGCAATTTCGCTCGCATGATGTCGGGCAGCACCATGCCTCAGACGCGCCGGCTATTGCAGGCTGCCTTCAACCGCCCAGCAAGCTGGCCGATGGTGCTGTTGGCACAATCCCGCGTCGGGCGCGAAGGGCTGAACTTGCACGAGGCCTGCCGCACCGTCGTCCTGCTGCATGCCGAATGGAACCCCGGCATCGTCGAGCAGCAGATCGGCCGGGTGGACCGCAAGAACAGCCGCTGGCTCAAGGATCTGCGCGCTTGGCAGGACGACGGAACCACTGGCGAACCACCGCGCATCCGCATCCATCCGGTCGTAGTCAGCGGCACCTATGACGATTACAACTGGCAGGTGCTGAAGGTGCGCTGGCTGGAACTGCGCGCGCAACTGCACGGCGACGTGCTGCCGCATCCTGCGGGGCGTCCTGCGCCTTCGCCCGAAAAGCAGGCGCTGATCGACCGCATCCACCGCGCGACGCCGAACTTCGCGCCACCTGGCCTTGCAGGAGAAACCGGCGCATGATCGAGTATCTGCTGACCGCGCATCCCGTTACCGGCGCAATCCGGGCGCTGACCCCGGGCCTCTTGCGCGAGGCGTTGCTGTTGCCGCGCCCCCGCCCTTTCGATCCGATGTCGGTGCTTGCTGCGCAGATCGATGCGCCCTGGGCAGAGAGCCTCGCGCTGGCCCCAACCGAAACGGCAGTCAGCATTTTGGCAGAGCTGAAGGGCCTGATCCTGGCCACACCAGACATGCGGCCGGATGGCATTGACCTGTCGCCCCTGCCCGACAGCCGCGCCGTGCGCCACCTTGCGGCGCTTCTCGACCTCTGGCGCGCGCTCGATGATGCCCTGCCCGAAGGGCTGGACACGATCCGCCGCGCCATCGCCGGCGAGGGCGTGCCGCTGGAGCCGCTGCCGCTGCTTGACCTGCCGTTGCCCGACGACACCCCCGCCGCCATCCGCTCCTTGCACGCGGCGCTAGTCGCGCGCTTCGGGCTGGCCCCAACTGCGGCCTTGCAGACGTGGCAGGCCGAGCAGGCCGCTCTGACGAATGGCGCGCCTCCGGGCTGCACATTGGCACAGGTCCAGCGCCATCTACTGAGCGCTGCGCCGCCCGTGCCGCAGGACGACAGCCTGACCATCTGGGGCCTGCGCGACCTTGTCGAAGAGGCCGAAGCCTGCGCCGCCATGGCGCAGAAGCTGATTGCCCAAGGCACGCGCCCGCAAGACATTGCCCTGCTGGTCCCCGAGGATCCAGCCTGCCACCGCCACCTCGCCCGTGCCTTTTCCCGCGTCGGCGTACCCCTGTCGGGCCTGCCGAACCCCACGCCAGAACGGGATCTGGCGGGCGAGGCGCTGACGCATCTGCTCTCCGCGCTGCAAACCCCGGCGCCAGCGATGGCCGTGGCCAGCCTCTATGCGCTACCCAGCATGCCCTGGCCGGATGCAACCGGCACGGCGCTGGCTCGCGAGGCGCTGGACGGGCGCGCGCAACCCCGCTGGGCCACCGCCGCCGAGGGACCGCTGGCCGAGATCACCGGGCTGATCGCCCGCCCGCGCCCCGCCGATGGCGAGGAATTGCGTCGCCGGCTTGAGCAGTTTGCCGCGCTGCTGCCGGACAACAATCTGCGCCACGGAATGCAAGCGCGGCTGAACCTGCTGCGACCGCATCTGCATGTCGCCACAGCGCCCGACTGGGCCTTGCTGACCGCGCTGGCCGCCCCACGCACGCCCGAACCGCCCGCCCCCCTGCGCATCGTCGAGGGCGTCAGCATCATCCGCGACGGCGAGCCGCCATGGCGCCCGGCCCACATCCTGATGGTGCTGGGAGTCAGCGACGGCCGCTATCCGCGCCCTCCCGCCAATTCCGCCCTGTTCATGGATTCCGAACGCGAGACCATTGCCCAAACCATCGGGTTGCGGCTGGAGGGACGCGCGGAACGACTGGCGTGCGATCTGGCACTGTTCCGGCGCCAGATCGCATTGCCCTTGCAGCGGCTGGTGATGTTCTGCCCGCGTCAGGGGCTTGACGGATCAGCGCAGATGCCCGGCCCGGCGCTGGCACTGATCGCGCGCTGCATCGCCGATCCCGCGGCACCCGATCGGCCGGTGACAGAGCCAGAAAGTCTGATCCGCGATCTGCGTAACGACCCCACTGTGCATCGGCTTTGTGCCAGCGGGGCGGCCGGTCCCGCCACCCCTCTGCCTACCCTGCCGACCGAAGGGGTGGTGCGGCTTGGCCGCGACCTGCTGATGCTGCGCCAGACCGAAGACGGGCTGGCCGCACCTCAATCGCCCAGCCGGCTGGAAACGCTGCTGGTCAGTCCGTTGGCCTGGCTGCTGGATCAAGCCGGTGCCGGCCCGGTGGAATGGCTGCCGCAGGAATGGGATATCATGACCGCCGGCACGCTAGCCCATGACGTGCTGGAGCACTTGTTCCGGCCGGGCGAGCCGCTGCCATCGGATATAGAGATCGCCGAGCGCACCTCCCCCATCATTGCCGAGGCCATCCGCCGCAAGGCTGCTTTCGCCCAGGGCTCGCTCTGGGCGGTCGAGCGTGACAGCCTGACGCGCGAAGTGATCCTGGCCGCCCGCAACTGGGCCACAGCACTGCGCGCCATGCAGGCCGAGGTGGTCGCAAACGAGGTCGGCTTGCGCGGCACATGGCATGGCATCGCGCTCCGCGGTTTCGCCGACAGCGTACTGCGACTACCGGATGGCGACCTGCTGATCGTCGATCACAAGAAATCTCGCACCGGCCAGCGGCAAGAACGCATGCAGGCCGGTTGGGACCTGCAGACCGAGCTTTACCGCGCCATGCTGAGCAATCCCGCTCCGCCGCCCGAAGGCGCACCACCCAGCCCGTTTAACGGCACACATGGCAAGATCGGCGTCGCCTATCACCTGCTCAACGATTCCGGCATCCTGTGCCACGGCATTGAGATCGCGTCCGAGGGCGTGACCCCGATCACCGCCGACATCTCCGTCAATGCGCTGAAGATGCTCAAGGAACGGTTGGCCGACGTGGGCGCCGGACACATCCGGCTGAACAGTGCCGAAGACGCCGGTTTCTTCAGCAAGATGTGCAAGCTCACCCCCTATGCGCTGGAGGCGAGCCCACTGATAGCTGCCTTCACCATCGGGGCCGGCAACGCCGTTGACGAGGACGAGGAATGAACCAGAGCCTGAAGATCCTTCCAGCCGGCGCCGGCTCGGGCAAGACCTATCGCATCAAGACCGATCTTGCCGATTGGGTCGAACAGGGACTGGTGCGTCCCGACCGCATCCTAGCAGTAACCTTTACGGAGGCGGCGGCCGGGGAATTGCGCGACCGCATCCGCTTTACGCTGATGGCCGCCGGCAAGGTCGAGGCCGCCATGGCGGTCGAGCGCGCCTATGTCTCCACCATTCACGGATTGGGGCTTCGGCTGCTGGGCGAACATGCCTTTGCCGCCGGCAGTTCGGTCAGCCCACGCCACCTGTCGGACCCGGAACGCGACGTGATGATCCGGCAATGCATCGCCCGCTGCCGGGTACTGGATCAGGTCCGGGCCGACCTGCCGCGCTTTGGCTATCGCTTCGATTTCAACAGCAAGACCTCCGCCGAGGATGCCTTCCGCGCCCGGCTGTTCGGCGTGATCGACCTGCTGCGCAGCCTTGGCGACCGGGGGACAGCGCCGGACCTTGCCGATGAACTGGCCCTCGCCACCCGCAGCCTTTACGGCAAGGTGGACCGCGACGGCGTCCCGCTCGAGGCCAAGCTGCGCGACGCGGTGCAGGCGATACTGCGCACCTTCCCCTCGGGGTGCACTGATCTGGATTTCAGCGCGTCGGCCAACAAGGAGTTCGCCCGCGATCTTCGGAACCTGCGCCGCGCGCTGAACTCGGATGCGTTGGCATGGGACTGGCCGTTGTGGCAGCAGTTGCGGGGATTGCGGCAATCCAAGCGCGGCGCCGCGACGCCCGAAGGCTATGATAGCGCCGCCCAGACGGTGATGGATGCAGCCGATGGCCTGCTGCGCCATCCCGGCCCGCTGGCCGATATCTGCGACCATGCCTCGGCCCTGATCCGTGGCGCGCAAGAGATCATGGCCGAATTCGCCGCAACCAAGCGCGCGGCAGGGGTGATCGACTTTGCCGACATGATCGTCGATGCCGAGCGCTTGCTACGCACCCGCCCCGAGGTGCTGGATGCCGTGCTGGCCGAGATCGACTGCGTGATCGTAGACGAATTTCAGGACACCAATCCGGTGCAGTTCGCTCTGCTGTGGCGGCTCGCGCAGCGCGCGCCGCGGGTGGTGCTGGTTGGCGACATCAAGCAGTCGATCATGGGCTTTCAGGGTGCCGACCCCCGGCTGACCGAGGCGCTGGTCGAGCAGCACCCGGACCGAGTCGAGGCGCTGGACCGCAACTGGCGCAGCGATCCGCGCATCATGGGCTTCGTCAACGCACTTGGCCGCAAGGCGTTCGGGTCGGGCTATACCGCCTTGACCCCGCAGCGCAACGAAACCGGCCAGACCCCGGCCATCGAGGTACTGCGCCTGCAAAGCGGCCCTAGGGCACGCGGTAACAAGGCAAAGCCCTGGCAGCATGTCGCAGCGCATATCCGCGATGTGCTGGCCGAAGGCGCGCAGATCGTCGATCGCCATTCCGGGCAGTTGCGGGGGATGCGGCCGGCCGATGTGGCAGTGCTCTGCCGCTCGCATACGCAGGCGTCGCAGCACGCAAGGGCATTGCGGCAATTGGGCGTGCCGGTGCGGATCGCCGAAGGTGGCTGGCTACAATCTTCGGTGGTGCAGGCGGCATTGAACGCAGCCTGTTTCGCCTTTGATCCGGAAGATCTGCATTCCGGGCTGGCGCTGCTGACGCTGGGTCCCCCCGCGCTTCCGCTGGAACAGGCACTGGCAATGTTGCTGGCCGGTGATCTGGCACGGCATCCGCTTCTGGCTGCGCTGGCGGGCCTATGCGATCTGGCGCGCGCCGCACCACTGGATCTGGTCATGGACCGGGTGATCCAGACCACCGGCCTGCGCGACTGGGCCGAGGGTCAGCCTGACCCCGCCCAGTCCCGCGCCGACCTGTTGCGGCTCGAGTCCGAGGTCGCGGCATTTCTGGACGCGCATCGCGACATGAAGGTTACCGCGGGCTTCCATGGCGAGACGGCGCCGGTGTTTCGGGGCTGGTTGTCGCAGGAAGCCGGCGGCCGCGACTTTGATCGGCATCCCGATCCCGGCGCCGGAGCAGATGGGGTCGAGGTCGTCACCTGGCACGCCTCGAAAGGCCGCGAGTGGAACTGGACCATCGTCACCGGGCTGGACGGCGACATCCGCACCCGACCCGGCACCATGCGCGCGGCCTTTCCCGATTTCGACGATCTGGCCGAGGTGCTGACCCGCGCCGGGCTGCACCTGCTGCCCGAGACCCCGGTACCGGAAAAGCAGGAGGCGATGATCGAGGCCGACCGCGACAGCTTTGAAAAGGACGCGCACCGGCTGATCTATGTCGCCACCACCCGCGCCCGCGACCGGCTGACGCTGGCCTGGCCCGAATATCTCTTTGCCAAGCTGGACGGCTCAGAACCGCCAGTCACCTGTGCCGCACTGATCCGGCGCGATGCTGGGATGACGATGACCGCCACCGCGCTGAAGGTTGGCGACGAAAGCCTACCCACGCGGGTAATCCTGTGTCCCGACGCGACTCTGGACGGGTTCGGAGAGATCGTACCCGGCGCCTGGCCGGGCTGGTGGCGTTGGGGCACACCGGCGCCGCTGCCTGCGGTCTCGGCACGGGCATGGCGGCAACTGCCCTCGGGTCTGACCACGGCCGCCACGCGCCATGGCCCCTTACGTCACCTCACCGGCCTGCCGCGCGTGACGGTCGGCAGCGTTTTCGCCAGCGCGACAGATCGCGGCACAGCGCTGCATCTGGCGATGCGTGCCGCTCTGATGGCGCCGGGGAACGGGAACGAGGTCGCCGCCGCCACCGGGTTGACGCCGGACGAGGTCGCCGATGTCGCATCCCAAGCCGAGGCGCTACGTCACTGGCTGCGGGGCCAAGGCTTTGACCAACTGCACACCGAACTACCGCTGCATCTGCGTGATGATGAGGGCGCTGGCATGAACGGCATCATCGATCTGCTGGCTGAAGGTCCGGCCGGGCGCATGATCATGGATTATAAGAGCGGCCATGTCCCGGACCTAGACGCCCGCTTTGCAACCTATTGGCCCCAGCTTGCCGCCTATGCCGAGGCAAGCCGCGCGGATCAGGTCGCCATTCTGTGGTTCGAGACGGGAACGATCACGCTGGCCTCAACGGCCTGACCGGGCCGGGCCGTTCCGGTTCCGCATACTGCGCCATCGAAATCCGGTGTGGGTAGGTCTCGTTACTTGCCTTCCGATAGTCACGGACGGCGGGATTATCGGGAAAGATCAAAGCACAAAAGCGCCTTCGGGGCCTGGCTTTCCGATCACAGCGCAGCACACCCGATTTGAACCTGCGTATTCAGCGGCGTAGCGGACCGTAGCAGATCGTAGTTTGGAGGAGTCTAGCGTAGCTAGGACTGGTTGCGGGGCGCGCAACCAACGATACTTGCGATTGGTCGAGCAACAAATCCCGAAGCTTGCAGCGTAGCGTAACATACTGTTCTATTTCAAGCAATCGCGTAGGCAGCCCATCCCGTGGGAAGTCTCTGGCTGGCGATCCGGCGTAGTGTCAGCCGTCCCCTGATATGCTCACTCGGTCATTCCACGAAGACGTTTGAGTTCGCTGCCGTGCCACTTGCCCCACCCATTATATGTCGATAGATGTTGAAAGCATCGACACGTTATCCCGATATGTCGATTACGTCGACACGTCGGATTCTCGTGTCGATCAGAGAGCAGGTAATCGACATGACTTTCCGTCCAGACCGTCCGTTCAACGACCTCCCTGCCCTGCCACCGGCGCAGGATGTCGAGACCAAGGCCGTGCTCAAAGCGTGCATCGGGGCGCGGGCCGCTCTGGCGGAACTGCGGGTCTCCGGGCAGATCATCCCCAACCAGGCGGTCCTGATCAACTCGATTCCCCTCCTCGAAGCCCAGGCGAGTTCCGAGATCGAGAACATCGTCACCACCACCGACCGGCTGTTCCGCTTTGCCAATGATACTGGAGGCCAGGCCGACCCCGCGACCAAGGAGGCCCTGCGCTACCGTACCGCCCTGAACCGTGGCTTCGGCATGTTGAAGCAGCGCCCGCTCTCGACGGCGATCGCCGTCGAAGTGTGCCGGACAATCAAGGGGGTGGAGCTCGACATCCGAAATACGCCCGGAACCGCCCTGATGAACAATGCCACCGGGGCTGTGATCTACACCCCGCCGGAAGGCGAGGACCTGCTGCGCGAAAAACTCGCCAACTGGGAGCACTACATCCATGAGGCCGAGGACACCGATCCGCTGATCCGTCTCGCGGTGATGCACTATCAGTTCGAGGCCATCCATCCCTTCGTCGACGGCAACGGCCGCACGGGGCGGGTGCTGAACCTGCTCTATCTGGTGGACAAGGGACTACTGGACATTCCGGTGCTCTATCTCAGCCGCCACATCATTCAGAACAAGCCGATCTACTACAGGTATCTGCTGGAGGTCACCAAGCAGGGAGCCTGGGAACAGTGGGTGCTGTTCATGCTGGAGGCGGTCAGGACAACGGCCCTATGGACGACAAACCGGATTCAGTCGATCCGCGACCTGTTGGAACGGACTGCCGAGCACATGCGGCAGAACCTGCCCAAGATTTATTCCCGTGAACTGGTCGAACTGATCTTCGTGAACCCCTATTGCCGGATCAGCGATCTCGTCGACTCGGGCGTCGCCAAACGCCAGACAGCGGCGACCTACCTCAAGGCGATGGTCTCCGAAGGACTGCTGGAGGAAGTAAAGGTCGGACGAGAAAACCTCTACATCAACCCCGCCCTGCTGGCGCTGCTATCGGAACGAGGCCAGACAAACATCTGACTTGCGCCGGGTAAGTTTGGGGGGCAAACTCCGTAAGCGTCATACGAACCAGCTATGTGGGGCTGGCTTCCCTTTCTAGCCAGTCTGCCTTTACTCCGCCGTCGTGGACAAACTTCGCACTGCCGATGACAGGCAAGCTTACCGGCCATCGGTCTTCATTCTCTTTAGCATCTGGCGGGCAACAGGCTGCGGGATTCTCCTGTGCATGGCCGCTATGTCGTCGCGATGGCAACGGCGCAGCAGCGCGCCGCTGCCGCAAGGGCAAAGCCAGTGACCCTTCGGCCAGTCCTGGGCCAAGAGCCGTAAATGGTAGAGCAGGCTTTCCTTCTTGTTCGGGATCCCCAACGCATCGGTAAAGGCTTCCTGGAGCCCGGCGTATCCATGTGGTCGTTCGCCAAAAGGCCATCGTCCGGTTTGTTCGAAGCAGAATTGTCCGAGAAAATACTCGTGCAGCGGACCATCGATATAACTCGCTATGGAATGATCACTGGCGGTAGCGAGCCAGTGCTCCCAAACCGTCACGCAACAGTCGCCGCCGCCATTGATATGCCGCTTGTCCTCGCGCGGGATTCTGCCGCCAATCTCGAACACCTTGGGCTCGTGTTGCGGAAAGCGATCCGTCAACTCGATCCTGATTTCAAACTCGGCAATCGGCCCCTCTGGCGCGGCGACAATACCCCTCTCATGGACGAGGAAACCACCTTCGACAGCAATTGTCCGACCGGACGCCGAGGCGCGCAGCTTCGGCTGATTGAAAGCGATCGCCGCCCTGACATCGTCCAGAGTGAGCAGCGCACCGCTGTTTCTTAGGATCTTACCCAAGGCTTCGACTGAGGTCCGGTACGGTTGATGGATTCAACAGCGCGCTCGGCACGCGCCATATCCCCGGCATTGGAGAGGGTGGTGGCGATCGCCGGGGCAGCGAGGTCGGCAACGGCGACGGGCAGCACCGCCGCCATGGTGCTATCGACCAGCTTGGCGCCGAGATGCTCGCGGAGCAGTGCTGGCATTTTGTCGAACGTGCTTGCGCGCAGGTAAATCGCAATATCCTCCCGAGCCTGATCGAGCCAGCGGTAGAAGTTCTCGCGCTTCCTGGGTTCCTCGGTCCACTTGTCGGCGAAGTTCTCGGTTGGGTTGACCGGGTTGGACACCCAGGCGATGCCACCGCGATCCTCGATGTAGCGGTCCATGGCGGTCAGGATGCTTTGCAGCGCCGCCGAGATGGTGGGCTCCTCGTTGTAGGCGTGCGCGGCCAGCGTCGTGATGATGATCGAGATCGGCTTGTGTTCGCCATCCTCCGCAAACATGCAGTCGCGATGGCGCTTCAGAAGCTGGATCGCGCGCTGCAAGGGAGTCTTTACCTTGTAGTCCGGGATTTCATCCACGCTCGCGGTGATCCTCTCATGCTCTGCGAACGCCCTTTTACGCACCGCCAACTGGATACGCATCCGGCCGCGGAACCAGGCAGCGTAGCCGAGCGGATTGCTCTGCGGCCAATCGTCGGTTCGCTGCTCATAGTGGGGCAGCGTGTTGTCAGTGATCGCAATCGCCTGCCCGGTCAGGCCCACATCGTAGGCGAGGTCGCGATAGCCGTGCGTCAGCAGTTCAGCTTGGTAGCGCTGCGCATCGGGGAGCGCCGGCACGATATCCAAGTGAAATTGCGCACCGGCCGCATAGATGAGCCTCCAGCAGCGGCGATGCTCTTCGGGTTTGGTCATGCCGTGCGCCTTGGCGTAGAGCGCGACCTCGTAACCAACGGCGTCCTTCAGACTTTTCTGCGTAAACTCGGCCTTGGTGGCGTTGAGCCGGCAACCGAGGTCAACGTCATATTCTTCGGCATCGGTGAACGGCCGTGTCACGGTGCCGAGCAAGAAGGATCCTTGCGGAGAGATCGCCGGATCGTATCCGGCGATCGTGGACTCCGGGCGGTCGAGCCAATTGCCGATCGCCTCGTAACGGCTCTTCGCCTCCTCGAATTGCGAGGGTGGGATGTCGAGCGCGTCGGCCATCGCCTCCAGAACGTCGTCATGCGATTTTGCGAGGCGCTTGTCATGCACGGCCATGGGATCACCTGTAGTGAGGAACGAATTCCTCAGCGGGCGCGCCGAAGAATTGCGGTTGCAGGATGGGTTTCTGAATCCGCGCCTCGGCGAATGCCCGGTCTTTCAGGCTGCGGATGCGGCGGGTGTCGTCGAGGGAGTAGAACCCGTCAGGCACGGGCTGTGAGACCCGGTAAATGGCGCGCCGCTCATGCGGATCGCCAGTCAGAATCTGGGCGATGCCGTGGGAGCCATGCGACTGCCCTGCCATGAACAGGCTGGCGAGCTGTGGCGCAAGCCTGGCTGCGCCATAGGCTTCGCGCACGACCTTGATGTCTTCGAGGCAGCCGATGCTGAGGACGCGGATATCGTCTGCCGGCCACCCGAGCGTGGCGATCGCTTCGACGACAGCAATACCGGTGGGGTTGTTTGCCCACAGCCCCCCATCGACCAGCCCGACGTCATTAGCGGTGACGTGCTGCGCGAAATAGGACGGCGCCGCCGCCGTGGCCAACGCGGCGTCTATGGCGAGTTCCTTATAGTCGGTGCGAAGACGAGGATGATGGGCGGTCTTGAAGATGTAGACGCCCTGCGTCTGCGGATGCCATGCGGGAATGACAAGCCGGGTTTTAGCCTCGCCAAGCCTGCGGTCCGCCAGGACGCCATGAAGCGCATCACGGAGCGGCTGGGCACTGTATTTCGGCCCCCAGAACAGCCAGCGCCCTTTGCGCAGATGCCGACCGAGCCAGCCTGCAATGCCGCCGCGCGTCTGCGCGAAGATCGCCGGCCCCTGTTCTTCATAGAGCTTGAGAATATCGGCAGCGCGCATGCCGAGCGCGAGGCCGATGGCGATGATGCCACCGGTCGAGGTGCCGGAGATGAGGTCGAAATAGCGCCCGATCGGCTGATCCAAATCCTGTTCGAGATTGGCCAGAAACGCTGCCGGGAAGGTGCCCCGGATGCCGCCACCATCGATTGTCAGGATCCGTTTCATCGCCGTGCCCCCGCTCGCGCCTAGTGTTTCCGGTCGCGGGGCGGATTCGGATCGTTGCCGGGCGGCACGGTATCGGAGTTGCGCCAGCGGCCATCACGTCCATGAATACGGACCTCACCGCCGCCGAGATTGCGAACCGTCTGCTTGGCGGCCTGCTCGGCGTCGCGCTGCGTGGAATGCACACTGCTCGCCCGCACGCCCCCGGGCGCTTTCACGGCCCAGTCCCTCGGGTGCCTGGTAACGTACCTGTCGGTCATAGACCCTACCCTTATCGTTGACTCAGTGCCAACATGCATATATGAACTATACATACGACCTGTCAAGGTCAGCATATTTTCTATTCTGACTGGGAGTCAAGAGTGCGCTGGGGCGTCGAGCAAAGGCTAGAGTTCATCGAGTTCCGCCTGTTCTGGGAGGGATCGATAAACCGTGCGGATGTCAGAGATTTCTTTGGCGTATCCGTCCCTCAGGCATCGAAGGACCTGACGCTCTATCAGGAGCGCGCACCCGGAAACATGGAGTATGACACCCGGGCCAAGCGCTATGTCGCTGCCGAGAAGTTCGTTCTGCGCTTCCTCGATCCGGATCCTTACACCTACCTCTTGCAGCTTCGTTCGGTCACCGAAGGCGCTATGCCCGCGAGCGAGTCGTGGATTGCATCACTTCCCAGCGCCGATGTCGCGCTGACACCCAAGCGGGACATCGACATCACGGTGCTGCGCAAGATTCTCGATGCCGTCCGCGCGGGCGTTTCCATCGATGTCCTCTACCAGTCAATGAACATGGTGCGGCCGGATCCCATCTGGCGACGGATCACGCCGCATGCCTTTGGTCATGACGGTTTCCGCTGGCACGCGCGGGCCTATTGCCATCTGGAGCACAAGTTCAAGGACTTCCTGTTGCCGCGCATCCTCGAAGTCGGCTCGCAGGGTGAACCAGGGGAAGCTGGTGAACAGGACTGGCTCTGGAACAACTTCTTCGACGTGGTTATCGGGCCGCACCCTGCCCTTACCGAGAGCCAGAAGAAGGTTGTCACGAAGGACTACGGGCTGGATCGCGGCAACGGGGCACTTTCCGTTCGCTATGCGATGCTTTTCTATGTGCTGAAACGGCTTGGGTTGCTCGGCGATGCTGCGAAGCAGAGTGCCTATACGCAGCATATTGTGACAGTGAATCGCAAGGAGACGGAGGCCGCCCTGGAGAAGGCGGGGCTTCGACTATGAACGTGCCAAAAGGAAGTGCTGGCTGATGACGGCAAGGCTTGAAGACGTCAAGAACGGCGCATCCGTGCGGGGCATTGCTTCGGCGCAGGCCGTGCATGTGATCTCGGTGGACTGGATCGGCGATCAGGCGATC